TTATTCTTCAGGGTTTGACTCAGTATTTAAGCGCATTGGGCCTTCGCCAGTTATTAACCAATGTGCAGAAAATCCATAATGTATTACTAATATAGATAGATGCTGAGGATTAAATTTCATTGTTGGAGTTTTTATGATGCGGCTGAGGTTGCCTGTGTCTAGCCCGTGCTTCTCACAAAAAGTTCTGAAGCCGTGCATGCGCTCCACAGCGATTACAAAAAAAACACCTATGTAAAATCTTTTCAGTACTCCGAATTCATCCGGAATATTTTCTACGTCTATTTCTCTTTGTGTCTTTTTCTTTTCGTAGGCCATTTTATTTTATAAAATTTTAAAAATTTTTTAAAGGATTATCTGATGAAATTTTAACAGAAAAAGAATTTCTAAAAAGAGAAAAACTATAATATAACATATCTTTTTTATAGCATATTTCAGTTAATACATCGTTAGAAATGCCAATTTCTCTGACCTTCTTAATCAATTCATTATAATTAATTGTTTTGTCAAAGAAAGAGTCTTTTTCATTTTTAATAAAAGCTTTTACAAAAAAGTAATTATGATTTGAATTTGTTTCCTTAATATTCTGATACCAAATTTCACTGTTGTTTTTTGAACTAATAGGTGTCAAATTAATTTCACCAATCAGATTATTATCTTCAATTTCAGAAATAATGATTGCAAAGCTTTTATATTTATAAACCTTACTATCAATTCCAAATTCAGTTCCACTTTCTGATGCAGAAAGTTTATAATCATTTTGAATTGAATTAAAGTCTTTTCCTATATATTTAGAAAATTCCTCAATATCAGAAAAATTCTGACAATACAAAAAAGTGCTTGAAGTAATCAGAAATAAAAAGAGTAGATTTTTCATGTTACCAATCATTATTAGTTTCGTGTTTTTTATTCATTAATTCATTTAATGATTTTATTAGATCTTCCATGTGTTTATTAACCACTTCTTTAACTTCTCTCCAACCCTTATTTGATTCAGTTTTATGTTCTTTATCTGAAGTTAGAAGACCAAAGGAAACGAGTCCTCCTCCGCCTGGACATCTTGTGCCTTCATGTATGAAAGTATGGAAATTATATTTATAACGACCTTCCTTTATATAAATATTTATCTTATACATTATCCATCCTCTTGCACACATAGAACCAAAATAAAATGTTTTTGGTTCAAATCTTATAGCTCCATTTCCTGAAATTTCCCCAAGATCTTTATCTGTAATACTCATTACATCTTTTTCACTTTTATAAGTATCAGCAAACCAGCTACGAGCTCGGTTATAAAGTTCTTCTTTTGTTGTTAACGAATCAACTTTAACAACTCCTTCATATTGGAGCTCCTGACCATAAAAAAATGTACTTAAAACGAAGAGTAAAAATATTAATATTTGTTTCATTTTACCAATTAGAATTAGATTGATTTACTTTAATCAAAGTTTCATTTAAACTTTTGACTAATGAATTAATAAGTTCTGAAGTTTTTTCTTTTACATCATACCAAGCATAATCATCTGCAATCATTTTCCCTTTTAAAGGAGCATGATCAGAGACTGTTAATGGCCCATAATCAACACGTCCGCATCCTGGACCTCTAGAACCGTTATGTACAAATGAATAAAAGGAATATTTGTACTTTCCGTCTTTAAAAAATAAACTAAACTTATAACTTATCGGACCTTCTACGCAAGATGAACCCATGTATTTCTTAGAAGCTCTATAGTCATAATTTCCAATTCCACTGATTTCTCCAAGTTCTGGATCTTCTGTTGTAACTTTATTATTAGTATTGAAGTTTTGAGATGCCCAAGTTCTTGCAATATTATAAAGAGAAGTTTTTGTTATAGTAGAGTCTACATTAACAAAAACTTCATATTGGAGTTCTTGAGAATAGCAAAGAAGACAAGAAATTGTAAATAATAATATGTATAATTGTTTCATGAATCTATTTTTATTCTATTTCTTCAAAACCTATTGCAAGGTCATTATTAAAGTATATTCTGACTCCTTCTTTTAGATAAATAAAACATTCTGTAGATTTTCCACCAAACAATGACTGTTTTATTTCATTTGGATTGCCTAATGTTTCAAGTAAAAAGTTTTTGTCTAATGTTTTTTTTTCTATAAATTTTTTGATATCTGCTTTTACACCAAAGTGATTGCGGCCAAAGTAATATACATCATCTTCACTTGCCATTTTAATTAACTCTTGAATTCTATCTGAAGAATAATTTTTATCACCATCAATTAAAACAAAAAGAGGGATTTTTGTAAAGGACTTAAATACAACATCAATAAGGTCGTCTGTTACTATCTTAGACCAAACTCTTCCTTTTTTTTCAAAATTAGTTTTGAACTCACCATATGTCATTTTTGAAGTTGCATATTCTCTAGGGCATTTTTCTCCATTTGGAAGATAACAATGGTCTGAAAAAGTTTTAGACTTATTTTGTCCATTTACAATGATTATAACTAGAAAAAAAAACAAAAATATTTGTTTCATTGGTTAATTGTTTTAATCAACAAATATAACTAAAAAATATATTTTAGTGAATTATGGGAAACCGTAATGAATAGTTGTTTTTATACATTATAAAAAACCTTAATGTTAATAAATATTTCATCTTTGTATGAATAAATATTATATATTAGCAAACTGAATATAAGTAATGCGCTGATACATAAGTCTATTAATTTAGTATTTTTACGGACAATTTAAAATTTGTCAAAATGAAAAAACTATTTTTATTAGCAGCTGTTTCTACAGTATTATTACATTCATGTTCAGGTGAAAGAGAAGAAGAAGACATAACTCCAAAACCTGAATCCAAGACCTTGAAAACAGAAATTAATTATAACAGAAACTTAGATGAGTTAAATTCGGAAGTTAATGGTGGTAGCAACCCTATTAATTCCATTGATACTCTTAAAATTAACGGTGATCGTGATGAGTCAGAAATCATTCCTCCAGGAGATGTTAAGCCTCCAAAAGGAAACTAAAGTAAAGTATTCTACAATATCAACACTAGGAAGTGTCTTAGTGTTGATATCAGCAACATTTCCTTTTATAAACAATATTATATCTGTATTTTTTCCGAGTATTAATACGACTTGGGTAACTGCAGCAAATAATAACCTAGCTGCTGTCTTATGGTCATTAGCTATTTGTTTCCAATCCTCAGTTATTATTCTAACAAAAGATATGGAACCATACCTTCTATGTTATGTTCCTGTTCTATTTTCTTCACTTTATTCTTCAGCTTTTTATTTTTTACCACTTTTAAATTATACTCCTAATGAGAATATATGGTTCTTCGGTGCGATAATAGGCATAATTATATTTATGATTGGCACAATGTACTATACAAGACTTTATGTTAAGGTATTGAAATTAAGAGAATCCAGGATTAAAAGATCAATTGAGGAAATTATTAAAGAAAACTAATTACTATATAGTAAAATGAAGAAAGACATTGATATGATTGAGTCTTTAATAAATAGGAATGAATATTTCTATAAGATTGGTAAGATTCAAAAGAATGAATATCTTATTAATAATTTTTTTCTAATAGATAAGTTAGAAGATATTTTGAGTAGGAGTCAAAGAGAAAAAATAATTGAATTCTTAACTGATGAATTTAGTTTGCCTAAATTTAACTTAAGTATATCAATTTTAAAAGCAGTACCAAATTAGGTTACTGCTTTTTTATTTCAAGTTTTTCTTCGATATTTTCAGCCTCACTTATTTCTTTTGGCTTAATGTCAAAATGTGTAATTATGCTACGTAAATAAGTTCTATCAATTATACTAGAGGCTCTTTCTTGATCTGAAAGTTTATCAATTTTTTCAATTATTTGAGTTTTAAGATCAGAAATTAAATTGTTCAAATAATCATGATTAATTTCTACTTCTTTTTCTTCGTTAATTACCACATAATTAATTTCATTTGCCGAAAGTCTTACAAGATAATCAGTTTCTAATAAAATGTGAAGAAGTTTCGCTATCGGGGCTGGAATACTTTCTCCTTTTTCATAACTAATAATACTTCTTCTATCAACACCCACTAACTCAGCAAGTTCTTGTTGAGTCAATTTAGCATTCTTACGTAATTCTTTTAATTTTTTATCGTTCATTTTCAAGTGGTTACAGTAAAATGTGAAAATTATTCACAAAAAACATTGTATGTGAAATATTTTCACATTACATTTGTTGTTAGAAACATGGTGACAAAGATATACAAAAATTAAAAAGTATTGATATATCTCATCAGGTTTAGAATAAAAATTTATTGTTATGACTATATCATCTGAAATTATAGAGTGTATCAAAAAACACACAAGCGAGCTAGACGTAACTGATGTGGCCAGAGCTACAGGAGCGGGGTTTCACACAGTAAGAAGACTTCGATTAGGAGAATTAAAAATCAATAACAATGAAAGAGTTGAATCGACTTTACTATTGATGGAAAAGGCTCTTGAAAACTCTAAAGATTCCCAAAATGAAATATCTCAAGAACAAGCAATTCTTGACCAAACTATAAAAACCTTTAAAAATGAAAAATCCATCGAAAACATTCAGAAACTGCAAGGTGCTCAATAAGAGTCAGGACGCAATAGGAGCAATGTTCTTAAGCACTATGAAAGAAGCTACCTGCATTGAGACAGGAAACGATCTTCTTCTGGCAGCTTACATGCTAAAGTTGAACAACTACTTTGAGATTGAAGACGAGTTTAACAGAAAATTTCCAATCAAATTTATTAAAGAATGAGTGTAGAACTTGATTTTAAAATAGCAAAAGATTATCTGGCAAAGCTTCCGGTAGAAAAAAGAAATGAGTTAATAACCGGAACACTTGGGCAAAAAGTTGATAAAGCGGAAAAAACCAGAATCCGGAAGTTTTGTTCAGATTATATAAAGAATAAAATAAAATCAGGGAAAATATAAAAACCGCCTGTTGGCGCAGACGGTCCTGATTACTTGTAATAATACAAATAACTAAAAAGTATGACAAAAGTACCATTTATTTCTCCAATACAGCAAATCCTGGTTCAGAACCTTGTTGTTGATATTGATACTGAGGAAAAAAAGTTTTGTGAAACTGAGCTTACAATCTGTGAAGACGAGAAAATCAGTTTAGACCTATCACTTGAGATCTCAATCGATTATCACCCTGAGTATGGCAGATCAGCAAAGAAAACGAAGGTTCATTACCTGGGAGGCTATGATAGTCGAGAAAATGAAGAGCTTGATTTAAGCAGGTCTGAGATCAAGTACATCGAAAAATACCTTTCTGAAAACTTAACCATTAATATTTAAATCATGGACCAATCAAATTTTAAAATAGGACAAATAGTGTATCAAGTGGGAGTAAATATACTATCACAGCTTCCAGAAGTACAAGAACATAAAGTACTATGTGTAGGAACAAAATCTATTTACACTACAGGCAAAGACGTTCATTTCCATTATAATAGTGAGTCAACATTCTTCTTTTCATTTATGGATGTGTTTAATCCGGATGAATTGTTAAATGCATTTGCTCACACTGTATGGACAGATGATAGAGAAAAAGCAGAAAAGTATTGTTCAAAAATGCTTGAGATAGTTCAATATAAGAATAACCTTAAAAAAGCAGGATAATGAAAGCATTATATAAATCATTAGCTGCTTTTCAGCAAGAGGTTCCTGTAATACATAAAGACACTCAGGGTTATGGTTATTCATATGCAGATCTTCCTGCAATATTTGAAATAATAAATCCATTATTAAAAATTAACGGTTTAGGTTTTACGCAGCCAATAAATGGAAAAGAAATCAAAACTATAATCTTTCATACGGAGACAGGAGAGTCTATTGAAAGCACAATCGAAATTCCTGAAGGGGTACAGTTAAAGGGGATGAACGATTATCAAGTTTTAGGATCTGCAATAACTTATTTACGAAGATATGCTCTAGCTTCTATACTGGGGTTAGTAACAGATAAAGATACAGATGGAAATGGTGTTGAGAAAAAGCAAAATAATGCAGTACAAAAACCACCTGTAAATCAAAAGCCAGCTGATCCAAAACCTTTGAATATTCTAAAAGTAGGTTCTAAAGCATGGAATAGCTTGACAGAAAAAGTCTCCAAAGGTGAAACAGTCACTAAAGAAGAGTTAAAAAAATACTTCGATATCAAAGAAGTTGAAAAAGATCTTGAAACCTTAAACATATTCTAATCATGAGTTTATCATCACAAATTTTCGAACAGTATCAGCAAGAGTTCATTAATAGATGTCAAGAGGTTGAAGACGGTAATGTTTCTCCACTTGATGCTGCTGTTTCATTTAAGCAAGAAATGGATTATTTAAATCAATTAGCTGAAGAAAGAAAGGTATGGTTAAATGAAAATGTAGATAGTATCACTGATGAAGCTGCAGCATATGGTAAAGAAGGATATAAGGGATTTATCTTTTCAAAAATGTACAAAGAAACCCCTTCTTTTAAGCATATTCCTGCATGGGTAACACTAGAAAACCAGAAGAAAGCATTGGAACAAAAGTCAAAGTTAGCCTTTAAAATGGTTCAGAATGGTGGGTTAAATGTTGATGAAAACGGCGAAGAAATTCCATTGCCTATTGTTAATACCACCTCCTATATAAAAGGTGAAAAGGTAAGAAAATGAAATCCATTGAGATTGACACCAGAATTTCAGAAGGTCAATTCAGAATGAATAAGGACCTCATCAGAAATGCAATATTGCAATTTGAAGGCAAGGAAATCAAAATAGTTTTCAAAAGAAAATACAAGAAAAGGAGTAATAATGAGAACGCTTTTTACTGGGGTGTTTGGATTCCTATCCTTCAAAGAGCAATACTTGATACCTGGGGCGAAATACGAGACGCCAACGATGTCCACGAAATAATTAAGCTTAACTGTAATTACGAAGAAAAAATAAATGAGGATACCGGTTCTTTTATCCGGGTTCCTAAGTCTTCTACTGAGCTTAATACATATGAGTGGGAGTTTGAATTTAAACAAAAGATCCGGCAGTTTGCTTTAGAGTTTTTCAATGTGACCTTACCTGAACCCAACGAACAATTAAAAATTGAATTATGAAAATCGGTGATTCAATGATTCTGAATAAAGATGCTGGCTACGGAAAAGCTTTATGGGCATCAAAAGGTGAAAAAGTAACAATAATCAGTATTAGTGGGAACGCTGTAACCTGTGAAAGATACAACGGTTTGAGATTCCCTTGTAACATTAAAGACTTAGAATAAAATCATGGAAAAACATTTTGAATTAACACAAGAATATAAGATCAATTTTTTAGGAATTAAGCTATTCAGAATTAAAGCTACTAAAAAATCAAAATATGTAAATGAAGGAGAAGTAGGTGGATGGGTTGAAAAAGAAGAGTGTCTGTCCGGTAATGCTTGGGTGTTCGGTGATGCTGAGGTGTTCGGTAATGCTAGGGTGTTCGGTGATGCTGAGGTGTTCGGTGATGCTAGGGTGTTCGGTAATGCTAGGGTGTTCGGTAATGCTTGGGTGTTCGGTAATGCTTGGGTGTTCGGTGATGCTGAGGTGTTCGGTGATGCTAGGGTGTTCGGTAATGCTAGGGTGTCCGGTAATGCTAGGGTGTCCGGTAATGCTTGGGTGTTCGGTGATGCTGAGGCAAAATCAAACAATGATTATTGCTGTTTCCAAAACTTCGGATCTGAAAATAGAACTACTACTTTTTTCAAAGAAAAAGACAATAAAATTAAAGTCAGTTGCGGTTGCTTTTCCGGCTCTATTGAAGAGTTTGAGAAAGAAGTTAGGAAAACACATGGTGAAGGTAAAAATGCGAAGGAATACATTTCAATCATTGAGGTAGTTAAAATAAAATTTGGATTGCAACCATGAAAAAAGATCAATTAAAAACCAACATAGAAAAAGCTGCTGAAGCTCACGCCAAGGAAACCCTGGGAGAAAAGCAGGAAAGCGAATTTAAAACAGCATCTAAAGCCATAAAAGACGACTTCAAAACAGGTGCTATCTGGATGTATAACTTCTTAAAATATAATACAAATCATGGGTAAAGTAATCGAAATCAATTCTGACCAATTAGAAAATATGGCAGTGTTATCTGAATTCGCTGATGAAAAGCAAATCGAAATTAAATCAGCTGCTTTAAAAGATATGTCATGTACTTACACTTATGAGCTATTACATGGTCTTACTAAAGGTGATCAGCTTACACATAAAGGAATGCACATTGTACATGATGATATGTTTGAAGCTTTTAAACAGCTTGATGTTTTCTTAGCCCATATTGATGGGGTATTCCATTGGGCGAATAATCAAACTCATATTGACGATTTAGAAGAACATGAGGATCTTGAAAAGTTCAACGTTTATTCCTTTAAAATTACTGGAACTGATGAAAACAAATCAGTGATTCTTTCCGGTAGTAAAGAATCAAGTATTGGAACAATCACATTCAGTACTCCTAAAGTTAAGATTGGTGACAATGGTACATACTTGTACATACAGGAGCTTAAAGATAGGTTAGATGTAGTAATTGAACAGGTAGAAGCTTATATGAACGGTAAAACCGCTCCACAATATGAACAGCTTTCTATGGACTTTGATGCTTCTGGAAATGATGAAGACTTTGAAAACGCAAAAGTAGAGTAGTATGGCAGTAGCAGAAATCGTAAAAGAAAATGCTCCCAACCTATTTACTATTGACAAACCAAAGTTCACCTTAAGACCTTATCAAAAAGAAGCTGTTGATTCTGGAGTTGACTTTTTTAAAAGCGACTCAAATAAAAATAAAATCTTAATTCTTCCTACCGGAGCAGGTAAATCTGTAGTAATTGCAAACATACTTGCTCCCCTGGAAGGGAAAACAATCATTTTACAGCCTTCAAAGGAAATCCTGGAACAGAACTTTGCAAAGTACATCAGTAGTGGATATCGGGCTTCTATTTACTCAGCATCAGCAGGTCAAAAGAAAGTTGATACAATAACATTCTGTACGATTGGAAGTATTATCAATAAGAAACATTTATTCCAGGGCCTTGAGTATATTATAATTGACGAATGCCATGCAGTTAACCCCAAAGGAGGAATGTATGAGGAATTCATAAGTGCTTTCCCAAAAGCTAAAGTACTTGGATTAACAGCAACGCCTTACAGACTTTCAAATGATAGTTTTGGCGCACAACTTAAGTTCTTGACGAGAACAAGACCTAAAATATTTGATGAGGTACTTTATTACGTCCAGAATTCAGAATTGTTTGATAATGGTTACCTCTCTAAACTTGAGTATTTCGCCTTCAATGTTGTTGATAGATCAATGCTTCAGGTTAATAGTACTGGAACTGACTTTACAGAGCAATCCTTAAGACGGTATTACAAAGTAATAGATATGCCTTCAAAGATAGTTGAATACTCTATGAGGCTTTTAGCAAAAAGAAAAAACTTATTGATTTTCTGCTCTCTCATTGAAGAAGCTGAGACTGTGTCAAAGAGAATTCCCGGATCTGTAGTTCTAACTGGACAAACAAGGAAAGAAGACAGGGAAAAGATTCTAACTCAATTCAAATCTGGAAAGATAAGATGTGTAGTTAATGTGGGGGTGCTCACAACGGGATTCGATTATCCGGAGTTAGAATGCGTTTTAATAGCCAGATCAACTATGTCACTTGCCTTATACTACCAGATTGTTGGAAGAGCAATGAGGATCTCACAAAAAAAAGAAAATGCCTGGATAGTTGACCTTGGAGGGAATATCAACTTTTTCGGCAAAATAGAAACAATGAAAATAGAGCAGACGCCAAACGGATTGTTTTTTATATCCAACAACGGCAGACAGCTTACGAATGTACCATTTCAAAAGTAAAACTAAACATGAGTAAAAAGGATTCATACTATTTCAGTCATGACAGTAACGCTCGTAATGATGAGAAACTTCTCGCCGTGCGAATGAAACTAGGAGCTGAAGGATATGGCATTTACTTTATGATTCTTGAAAGATTACGCGATGAAAGAGATAATATGAGCGTCAAAGATTATAACATTTTAGCCTTTGACTTTCGTGTAAGCTCTGAAAAAGTAAAATCAGTAATCGAAGATTTTGGCCTATTTGAATTTACAGACGATAAGAAATCATTCTTCTCTAAACGTATGGTTGAGAACATGAACTTCAAAAATGAAAAGTCTGAAAAAGCTCGAAAATCGGCAGAAATGAGATGGAATAAAAGCGAAAAAAATGCGAACGCATTGCCAACGCAAAACGAAGGGAATGCTTTAAAGGAAAGGAAAGTAAAGGAAAGTAAAGTAAAGGAAAGTAATACTGTTATAGATATTCCTTTTTCGCCTTCCGGCGATTCAACCCCTGTTAAATCTTTTAAACAATTTTCTAAACAGGAATTCTATGAATCGTTAAAAATCTTTGTCAAAGAATTTGGTAAGGATACCGTAAGAGACTTTTTCGATTATTGGACTGAGCCGTCAGCTTCTGGTAAAATGAGATTTCAACTCGAAAAGACCTGGAGTGCTAAAGGCAGACTAGGAACGTGGAAGAGAAATGAGCCAAAGTTTGGAGGAAGTAATCTGGTAAACAACAAAATTGAACAACAAAATATTCCGGGACCATGGCATTCGTAGACTTGTTAGGACAGACGCAGAGAAAAATGCGTCATATTCGAGAGAACGGAGAATTAATTCCTATTCATTTTGGATTTCACACATGGAATCAGTTTGACAAAGGTAAGTATCTGATGGGATCAAGGAAGTGCACTTTGTTGTTAGGGGGTGAGCCGAACCATGGGAAGTCACAGGTGACAAAAGAGCTTGTAATGCAATTAGTTGAAAAGCATAATCACAAAGTTGCTCTTTTTTGTACTGAAGATGGAGATGTGGAAAAGTTATTTTCAATTTATTGCCACATGTATCAGGGGAAACCGTACACAAAAGTCCGTCCAGATGGGAGTGTAAATCCTTATGCAATGACAGATGCTGAAGCAGATGAAGCAGAACATTACTTACTGGATAAAATATACATTTTCAAGCAAAACCGTAAAGAAACTAGTTATCAGACTTTAGACAACATCTACAAACAACTTGAAAAAGCGGAACTGCATTACGGGATTAAGTTTGACACTCTTGTTGTTGACCCCATCTACGACGTTGATGACTTTGAGCCTAAAGCAGATGAGGTACTGAGGTGCTTAAACCGAATTAACCTGGAAGCAGAAGAGAACAACCGGTTTGATATTATTGTTAACCACGTTGCAGAGACACACAAGACATTTGATCCAAAGACCGGTAAAAGAAAAAAGCATCTTGCTTTAGCTGATGAATTCTACGGAGGAAAGAATAACAACCGTAAAGCAATGCTGCAGATTCTTGTTCACCGTCCAGAGCCGAATGTTGATGAAAATGGAAAATGGCTTGAAGGACATGAGAATGATAGTATTGTAATAAGACCTAATCAGACTAACATTCACATACTTAAGGTAAAACCAGAAGGGATAGCAAAGTGGGGAGTGTATGATATATACTTCGATTTTAAAAGCAGAAGGTATTACGAAGACTATATCGAAAATGAAACGACAAAATTTGCTTTCGCCAGTTGCACAAAATTCTATGATAGAAGCCCAGTAAGTACACCTGTAAACATTAATCAATTCAGATTTACACCAGAAGAAGCATTTGGAAATGAAACAAGATCAACACAACCAATCTCACAGCCCGTATACACCGGAGACGATGACGATGATTTCCCATTTTAAGGGATGGCTTGCAAAATGGGATCGAAATATTGTCACCCAGGATGATGTGGAAACTCAACAAATTGTGACGGAAAAGATCATGAATGCATTTTCCGGAATAGAAGATATTCTACACAAGAGTGACCAAAAAGCAATGATAAAGGCTAGAGGAAATCTTTCACTTGGAACAAATGAGGCCAACGAAAAAGAAGTATTGGCTATGTTTGAAAATCAAAAAAAGTCATGGTACAAAGGTCTTAAGACCATTAGCCGAGACATGACTTACATAAAATCAATCTTAGAGAACATCTATGAAATTAAAAACAGAAGAAGTAGAGAATGTTTCCAGCTACGAGCCGAGAACTCAAAGCTCCGAGCCGAAATTGAGCAACTTAAACAAAGCCGAAGCAATGGGAGCTTTTAAAAGCCTCTACCAACAGAATAGAGAAAATAAATCACGAACATATTTAAAATCAGCTTATAATGAAAATCGCTCTAAAAATATTGGGTATACCCCAACCTAAGCAATCAACACGATTTAAGATTCAAAATTTTGGTAGTAAGCAATTCGCTAAAGCATATCAACCTGATAAGGTGGTTCAGAACGAAAGGAATATAGCTTTTGATGTCAAGTCACAGCTGCCAAATGGATTCGTTCCAATGACGGGAGCAATTCATGTTAAAAGGCTTTTATACGTTTTTCCTCCACTGAGTAGTTTTTCCAAAAAGAAACTCAAAGAAATAGAAGAGGGAAAAATTTTCTACAAAACAACTAAGCCTGACCTTACTGATAACCTCAACAAGCCGCTGTTTGACGCTTTACAAGGAATAGTTTACTTAAACGACTCTCAGGTATGTAAGTTCTCAGAGGTTGACAAAATATACGGCACAGTACCAAGAATTGAAATCGAATTTGAAGAATTATAATCATGGAAAGTAATACACAATTTAATTTTTACCAGTTTTTACTGGATAACGGCTACGAAAAAGAAGTAATCAGAGAAAGATCCGGTAAAACATTTGCTACAGTTTACCAAAAAGAAATTGAGGAAAAGACTTGGAATGCCCTTACAATACACCAAGACAAGAGCTTTACAGCCTCTTCCATATCCGGAAATCTAGAGTTTAAAGAGCAAGAACAGCCGACCTGTATCGAAGCCGCTCAAACAATTTTAGAAATAATAGAAAAAAAAGAATAAAATTAGAGTCAATGTGACTCTAATTTAAAAATTAATTCCTATATTTGTCATGTAAGTCATTGATTGATGAGTGACAAGAGCAGCGTTCTTAAAAAAGTTAAAAAAATAGTCTCAACCGAAGTTGGAATAACAGGGGCGGAATTAGTTTCCCAGTGTAGAAAACAAGAATTTGTTTATGCAAGAATGATATTCACATGTATCTGCAACAAACGATTTGGAATAACACAAAGGGAAATAGCAGCTTATCTGAAGTTAAAGCAACCCATGATAAGCTTGTATCTCTCCAATACTATAAAGGACCTTGAATTCAATGAAAGGTTCATAAAAAAGTACAACTCATGCTATGAGAGATTAAAAAAGCTTGATGAGGTTTACAATAAGCTAGAGACTAGGAATAGAATATTATCAAAATAAAAGCACTTACGAAAGGGAGCATTATTTTTCTTCAATTAATCGTTTTCAAAAGCATTCCCAATCAGCGTAGAAGATCATAAGTGCTTTTATTTTTATTTAAGGCAAACTTTTTTTCATATAAATATTTGGTGCTCCGGTCCTTTCGCCATATTTAGGGACCGGTTTTTAAAGGGAAAGTAGCTCAGCTGGTAGAGCAAGTAACTATTTAGTTGCTGAAGGTCGGTGGTTCAAGTCCATCCTTTTCCACAAACATTGAAAGAGCGTTATTCCCAATTGAAAACAGACTGATCATCTGGAGAATTGTACAAGCTTAGAGATTGGGAATAGCCATAGCGGGGTGGCTCCGGTAGGAAGAGAAATAATAATCTTTATAGGTTCGAATCCTTACCACCCACAAAATCCTGATATGCATGTCCCAAAGGTAGCAACGGCGAAACGGTAATTGCAGAGAGGTGAAAAGGAAAGTAACGCATAAGCAAGGTGGTTCGAAACGCTGTAGTTTATATAGGAGAAAGCCCGTCCTTTTTTTGACATCTTCGTCTAATTGGTTAGGACAGCATTCTTTCAAGATGCTAACACGGGTTCGAATCCCGTAGATGTTACGATTCTCATGTTTAATTTGAGTTTTCATGGTTATTAGTTTTTAGCCCGGCTAGCAAAATGCTGGTCGGGTTTTTTAATAGTCACGAATAGAAAATACGTACACACTGTTTGTTGAAGTCTATCATAACCCTTGTGCCTCAACTCGAAGGCTGGGAAAAACACAGAGAGATTGCCTCCGTTGGCTTCGTAAAAATTGAAGCGGATAAATTTCTCACGAGCGAGTATCAATGCGAGAGTTTGATTTTAAAATACAAAGTATGACGCCAAAAGAATTTCCAGAACAAAATATACTATTCGGAGCTGATCAGCCTGAATACTTGCCATTACCAGCACACAGAAATGAACAAGGTGATGTGATCACATGCTGGGAGCTGTCAGATGAGGAAGTAGAAATGCTAGTTGAAACCAAATGTCTTTTCCTTTCTCTGAAAACATTTAACCAACCATTACAGCCTGTATTCATTACAGCAGATCGATCAGAGTTATTTACAGAATAAAATGCATCACCTATGACTGACAAGGAAAAGAAAGACTACATAATTTCAAAAGGATGGTATACCATGTGGCATGAGAACTACTGGGTTCATAACAGTATAATGGCAGGTGCAAACCTTGATTGGTGTGGCATAGATCTGCACTCAGCATATGCTTGTCAATTAAAACACGATTCTAAAGAATAAATATATGGGAAAAGATTTTAAGATAGCATTGTATGGACGTTTTGCTGCAATAGATATCTGCCCTCCCAATCTTCTTACTAAGAAAGAAGAAGATTGTTTTGAGAAATGTGAAAGCTGTGAAAAAGAAACAGATATTAAAAGCATGTTTCAAGATGACGATTCAAATTGGTTTTGTCCCAAATGCTGGAATGAACTTGAACCTGTTATGAAAGCAGACTTTGAAGAACTCAAAAGAAATGGAGAAATAGATGCAGAAGAAACCCACAAATAAAACCTCAACAACAAAGAAGCCAGCCACTCCGAAAAAAAGAGTGGCTAAAACCGTTAAGCCTCTACCGGAAAAGCCAGAGGAAATTCCAGTTAATAAAATGTTTGGAAATCAATTCTGGAAGATGAGGTCAAAACATGGAAGAGAAAAGCTTTTTGAAACTCCCGAGGAATTGTGGGCTGCTGCATGTGAGTACTTCCAGTGGGTAGAAGATAATCCGCTACAAGAAACGAAGGTATTCCAACACCAAGGTGCAATCGTAACAGAAAAGGTGCCGATCATGCGAGCTATGACGTTAAGAGCCCTTTGTTTTTACCTTAATTGTGATGAGTCTTACTTCCGGAAATTTAAGTCAACTATCACTGAAGATAAGAAAGACTTTTTCACGGTCATTGCCAATATTGAGACTGTAATTTACAATCAGAAGTTCGAAGGTGCTGCTGGAAACCTGCTAAACGCAAACATTATTTCCCGTGACCTTGGCCTTGCCGACAAGAAAGAAGTCAGCGCCTCCGTGTCGTTTTTAGACTATCTAATGCAAAGCTCAGACGATGAAGAAAAAGACGATTAAAATACCTATTTACTTCGGTGATTTCATAATCATTCTTGATCCAGACGAGTGGAAAAACGTAAATGAAATGTATCAGCACCGTTTGGGATGGACCCGTCCAGCGGATAAGAGTGATGAAGCTTTCGTTTTTGAGGATAATCACAATGGGTATTCAAAATAATTGTCTGCTTTAAAAGACACTCTAAAAACAGTGTTATTGCTCATGAATGTGTACACCTTGTTAATAAGTTATTCAAAGACCGTGGTCAGCAATTGGATATCGAAAATGACGAGGCTCAAGCATACATGACGGGCTGGTTCTTTGAGCAAATAGAAAACTTCTTTAAAAATCAAAAATAACATATTCATGACAGTAGAAGAATTAAAAAAGTTATGGGGCAAAGACTTATTTGAAGCTTTCGCAGACCATTTTACAAATGATGGTTGGTTAACAACAGATTGGGGTCAGATTATTGAAAATGAAATTCCTCAGTTTGACAACGATTGGAATGATAATCCAAGATATAAAGATACTTACCAAAGAATGTATCTATTGGATCATGTAGAAAGTGATTGCGGAAAGTTTATCAAACCGATTGACTAAAATAAATAATTATGCAAACAAACGATTTAAACATTCTTTCAACAGCGAATTGGAGCGAGGAAGATTTTGCAAATCCTGAATCTTTATTGAGTAGAATCAGATTGAGTTCTGTTCAAACCTTAGGACGTATTGTGACAGAAGAGGATATACTGTCTTTGAGGGCAGGGCAAATGATCAATGAATCTGAAACGTTCGACTGGGCTGATGTAAAAATACCACCATCTAAGGAAATGCTTGCTGAGGTTAAAAGAACCGTTTCCTACTACGAAACATTAGGCAAGTCCAGAAGATGGATACGTAGATACATTAAAAGGAAATTCAACATTACTGAATACTAAAATTATGGAAAACTTTGATAAACGACTGGAAAATATTGCATTAGGCTTATCTGTGCCTGTAGAGCGTTTAAAGCTTATAGTAGACCAAATTAAAGTAAAAGACAGAATGAATGGTGATGACTTGTGTAAACTAACCGAAACTGGAATTCCTTTCATCAATACTTTTGCTGAATTGACTTTTGAAAATCCTCAAATCGTCAATGATATGGTCAAAGAAGGAAAAATAAACTTCTTTCATCTTAAGATGGTTATTAAATATCTAACAAACAAAGGAGGGATGTTCCACAATCTAAAAGAAAAGCAATCTCAAACTTGGGCTGCTCAGTATGAAAGATTGTTAAAGAAGGCAATCGATGCCCCATTTAATCCAGTCATTATGATATCTGAATCAGGAGCTATTGATTTAAAACACGTTGAAATACCGCTATTATTTAAACGTGTTCTTGTCATGTATTTAAATCAATACTTTCATTATAGAAAAATAAAGCATAAGCTTTGGGATATTATTTCAATTCAAATTGTATCACAATCAGAAATTACAATTGTGCTCAGGAATATTGGTCTATTAATCGGGAAAAACGGCAGTAGAATTAAAGATCTTGAATTGTTCTTGTCTGAAAGATTTAAAAGAGATGTAAAGGTGAATGCGTCCAAGCATTTAGAGTGGTTTGAAAATGACGTAAAACCTATTTCTTAAATGTCAAACACGGCAGTACAACAAAAGGCAATGCTCAAATTCGGTGAGTGGAGGGCGGACTGGAACAAGTTCGCCTATGACGTTTTAAAGGCACGCCTGGACCGGGAACAACAGGCAATCATCGATTCTGTACAGTACAACCCCCGTACTTCTGTAATGTCAGGTACTTCCCGCGGAAAAGACTTTGTTTCCGCTGTTGCTGCCATGTGCTTTATGTATCTGACTCCGAAATGGTCTAAAGGTAACCTCATCCATAATACTAAAGTGGCAATGACTGCTCCCACGGGTAGACAGGTAGAGAACATCATGCAACCAGAGATATCCCGACTTTACAACAACGCCTTAAGTCAAGGGATACAGCTCCCGGGGCGTTTAGTTGGTAATGATATCCGTACAGATTGGGATGAATGGTTTTTGACTGGATTTAAAGCTGATGATAACATGACCGAAGCCTGGACCGGATTCCACGCAGTTAACACCATGTTCATTGTGACTGAGGCTACCGGTATTACAGAGGGCACATTTCACGCTATAGAAGGTAACCTGCAGGGAAATTCTCGGATGCTGATCGTATTCAACCCGAATGTGTCTACTGGATATGCAGCGGAATCGCAACGAGAGAAAAGATGGAAATGTTTTAGCCTGAATTCACTAAATGCTGTCAACGTTGTAGAAAAGAAAATGATCATCCCCGGACAGGTTGACTATGAGTGGATCAATGATAAGTTACAAACGTGGTGTACTGTGATATCCGAGAACGATGTACTTGTTGAAGAGGATGACTTTCAGTTTGAGGGTGTATGGTATCGTCCGAATGACCTTTGTAGAGCTAAAATCCTTGGAAAGTTCCCTAAAGTGTCTGAAGATGCGCTAATACCTCAGCAGTGGATAGAACTTGCCAACAAACGCTGGTTAGACTATCAACAACAGTCAGTAAAACCACACAAGAAGAATCATAACCTGATATTAGGATCTGATATTGCCGGTATGGGGCGTGACAATACCGTTGACTGTCACCGCTATGGAAACTATGTGGATAAGTTCGATATAAAACACTCAGCAGGGAAAGCTAATCACATGGAAGAAGCTGGGAAAATAGCAAATCTCCTGCGCTCAAACCCGAAGGCGGTAGCCTCAATTGATACAATAGGTGAAGGAGCGGGTGTTTACTCCCGTTTGGTTGAGCTTGGTCTTGAGGATCGAGTGATTTCCTGTAAGTATTCAGCAAAACCAGAATTTGAAAGTTATGAGCTTAAAGATAGCACTGAGCAGTATTCATTCGTTAACATGCGTGCATATCTGTTCTGGTGTGTTCGTGAGTGGCTGGATCCTAAAAACGAACATAATGCAATGCTACCGCCTTCACCAACATTTATGAAGGAAGCGACAGCAATAAAATACTTCTTCCAATCGAACGGGAAAATATTAATTGAAAAGAAAGAAGATATAAAGAAACGAATTAAACGCTCTACGGATGAATTTGACGCACTGGCAAACACATTCCATCCATACGAACCACCATTTGTTTCAGGAGCCTTAGAAGGGGTCCTTTGGTAAATAAAATCAGTTTGAAAATGGCAGAAATAAAAGTATACAAAGTAAGCACTGATGATGGGATGGGTGGAGCAAATCACCTGGGTTATGTGTCCGGTAATATCGAAGACATAAAAAAGTTTTTCGAGCCTAAAAAGGTAAATGAGATTTATCTTGATGAAATATCTGTAAAAGAAATTACGTCTGAACTAGCAATTGCTACTGAAAGCCTTAATCAGGAAAAGAAAACGCTTGAAATTCGAATAAAAGAGATCAACGAAATATTGAATAGTTAATATGGAAAAGCCGTCATTGGGAGTAATCCCTGAAAAAATTTGGAAAGAAAAAAGGATTGAAGATTTATCAAATGCTATTCAGTTGAGGGTAAAAATGTGTACTTCACATCCTGTACCTGCTGAATGGATTGAAGAGCTGAATAAACTAAGGCGTGAAATTTATGGACCTCCAACAAAAATTTGTTTTGGAAAGCCTGGTCAAGAAAACGAACTCAATACTTTCTCTATTATTAAAATACAACTATGAACATAGCAGAAATCACACTAAAAACAACACCGGAAGATCAGATAAAAGTACTGATGGTTGATAGGGGAGACAAGCCAAAGCTGGAAGACTTAAAAAAGGATTGGAAAGTATCCGAACACCGAACTATTACTGACACCTCATTTCTTCCGAATAAAGAGATTAAAGATCCTGAGGGCAAAGTCATAAAGACGAAGATGGTTAATCGAATAGCTATGCCAGTGCAAAAGTATATTGTAAATAGTGCCGTGTCTTTTGGTTTTGGTAATCCCGTTACAATTCAGAGCAATGCTGAGGTAGGTTCTCAAGAGGAAACGGTAGAAAAAGCTATCCAGAAGATATTATTACAGAATAAGGCTGATATTAAGAACAGACAAGCCGCTAGGGAATTATACAGGTCTACAGAAATTGCTGAGTATTGGTATTATCAGAAATCAGAACCGCATGAGGATTATGGCTTTCCTTGTAATTTCCGGATTAAGCTAAAGCTATTCATTCCTTGGAAAAATGACACTTTGTATCCAATGTTCAACGAATATGATGATATGGTGGCGTTTTCACGTGGTTTTACGCTTCTAAATGCTGAAAAAAAGGCTATTGAGTACTTTGAAACATTCACGGATACTGAGATTGTGCGTTTCATGAAAGGAGAAAACGGGTGGGAGATTGTTCCAATTGAAGAAGCTGGGAAAAATCCTATAGAGAAAATCCCTGTTGTGTATGGCACTCAGGAGGAAACGGAATATGAAGATGTGAAGTATGATATAGAGCGTTTAGAGCTTCTTTTATCCCGTCATGCTGAAATTAACGACTACCACGCAGCACCGACAACATTCATCAAAGGGAAAGTGACAGGTTTACCGCAAGCCGGTGAGTCCAATAAGGCAATTCAAGGGGGGCCGGAGTCTGATATGAAAGTATTATCATGGGATGCAGCTCCGGAGTCTGTGAAGCTTGAGATTGAAACAAGGCTTGAGAATATCCATAAATTCACCAAAACACCCGATCTTTTCCGTCAGGTCAAAGGATTGAATCAAGTGTCTGGAATCATGCTTAAAATGCTATTCATGGACGCTCACTTGAAGGTGCAAGAGAAAGCGGAGATCTGGGAAGAGTATTTTACTCGCAGATACAACATTTTGAAAGCTTATGTAGGTAAACTTCTCAATACTTCACTTCTGGAAGCTTCCAACAAACTTGAGCTCGAACCAGTAATCAAGCCTTACATGATTCAGGATACGAAAGAGTGGGTAGAAACTCTTATGACAGCCAACGGTAACAAGCCATTGATTTCTCAACAGCTTTCGGCTGAATTGTCTGCTCTCGCACCGGCTGAGGATTGGATTGTACTTCAAGCAGAACAGGAAGCTGAAAAGACAGAAAACGTATTTGGTAATCCAACAGATTTATAACTATGACAAAGAAGAAAGCTAAAGAAAAAGGATTTACTCATATTGGGTACACTTACGGTTGCGTGAAGATTTATGCTAAAGACGTAGATTCTTATATGCCAGAACTTACTGGGGTAAATTGGTTTTATAATGGGCTTCTGGAAATTGCAACCTGGTTAGACGTAAATCTTCAGATAAATGACGGGTTTTACATGGAAGTAGCAGAAATGAAGTAAAATAAAACCCCTGAATTAACAGGGGTATTTTATGCTATCTATTACAATACTCAAAAAGCATTGATAAAGCCCATTTTGGCAATGGTTTGCTTTGCTGGGTTTGATTCTTTACACTATCAGCGGTAATGCCAATAATTTTAGCTATATCATCATTGGTCAAATTCTTTTCTTTTTTATATTTTCGCCAGTCGTCATGGTTGGCCTCTCCCCAACACCACAGAACATCAGGTAAATAACTGAAATATTGAGCTGATGCCAAAACTTTTTTACATTGAGGACATTTAATAATGAAAGTCGCGTCATTTGGCTTTTCAATAACACCTTTTTCTTTTTCTAGTTCTAAAAATTTATGTATCATAATATATTATTTTAAAAAGAATTCTATTCTATCTTTAATGAAATTAATATCATTAGCGTATTTATCTTCATCATCAAAATAAATATAATCTACAGAAATATTTAATTCATCTTCTAACTCAGCTACATTGTTTTGCATTTCTTTTTCAGAAAGATTCGCATTAACATAAACTAAAAGCAATTCTTCAATACCTTCATTATTTTCTTCAATGTTATAGTGTTTTGCGTTATGATCAGCAAATCTTACCAGCTTATTACCTTGACGATGGTAAAAAGACTTACCCAACAAATTAGAAGAGTTACCGAAAGTGTAATTGTAAATGTCGTGAATGAAAGTCATAACTGTTTGTTTTTGTTATACAAATGTAATAATAATATTACACATATACAATACTTAAGTAATAATATTATTACAATTTATTTCAATTCTAAATAAGTTAGAGGAATCTATTGTATTTAATTAGATTATTGTAACTTTGAACTAGAAGTTCTTTAAATCAATATCATGGCAGATCTGCACGACGATAATTTTGACGCTAAACACTTTCAGCGGGGTGAGTACAACGTAAGGAGAATTAACAATCTTTATCGAAAGCTTATTGAGGAGGTTGTGAAGCTTATCACATTAGGTCGTATTGACACTTCTAAACTATTTTCATTCTCTGACTATCCGGACCTAAATAAATCAGCAAACAAGCTTTTTGAACAATTCACAAAGAACGTTATTGCTGAGCTTTACACACAGATTGACAATAGTTGGTCTACTGCTGAGGATAAGCAAGCTAAATTAGTATCGAAAATAGCCCAAAAACTGAATCTTTCAAAAGAGCAGGTTCAAGAATACCTAAATCCGAATAAAGAGGCTTTAAATGCATTTAAAAAGCTTAAAGAAAATGGTGTAGGTTTATCTGATCGTGTGTGGAAGCTTTCAGATCAGTTCCGGAATGAAATAGAATTAGGTTTGGATATCGGAATTGGCGAGGGAAAGTCAGCTGCTAAACTTGCCAGAGAGCTGAGGTCAAACCTGAATGATCCTGACAGGCTTTTCCGTAGAGTACGTGATAAGCATGGGAACCTTGTGCTTTCGAAAGCTGCTAAAGCCTTTAATCCGGGGCAAGGCGTTTACCGATCGTCAGCGAAAAACGCTCAGAGGCTAACAAGGACCATTAATAATATGGCTTATCATCAGGCCAATCATGAGAAGTATCAACAGTTTGATTTCGTAGTAGGTATTCAGATTAAGCTTTCAAATAATCCAAATCATTGCCCATTTTGCGAGGCAATGGCGGGAAATTATCCTAAAGATTTTGTATTTGTCGGTTGGCATCCGCAATGCCGATGCACTACGATTGCAATTCTAAAGACGTGGGAAGAGATGGAAAGAGATAATGATCTTATTTGGCAGGGGAAGGAGCCTAAAGGCAGCGTTAATGAAGTGGATGAGGTTCCAGATGTGTTTGTCAATTGGCTAGTGGATAATAGTAATAAAATAAAGAAATCGAAGTCAAAGCCGTACTTTATCAATAACAATAAGAAGCTTCTGGAACAGTATGTATGATAAACAATACTTATTTTAAATAGGCTTTTTGTTATATTTGTTGAAACCACTCCTGAAATTAGATTCAGGAGTGAGTTTTGAAAATTCTTAGCTTGATTTAAAGATAATTATTCAAAATATCTTTATAGGCTTTATTTAGATCGTTTATCTGTTCTTTTGTAAGGCCACCAGATAGTAAGTTGTTAATAGTAAACTTGGTTGCTAATTGAAATTTTTTCATTAAGCTTTCAGGATTAATTACTCGATTGTTTTTTTTAGTTAAGTTGTTCTTTCTGATAAACAGATCTAAATTTGTTTTGGTTTCTTTTTTCATTTCTTTAAAATTAATTATTGTCAAAATTACCCTATCCAAGTCATGGTCTTTATGGGTATAAATTTATTTATCCAAAATTACTTAGTCGTCTTTGTGGTGTTTATGAATATAAATTTTTTTAACATTAATTGTTTGAGATTTACGTTAATGAGAGTTTAACAATAATTTTTAGTATTTTAGAGAAAGTAACTCAAATGTTACCATAAATTATGAACTTAATTTTTAAAACACTAAATAAACCTGCAACTAATACGCAAGCTAGTAAAGTGGTATATGACGGATATGAGACCGCCTTTCAGAAATCAATAAAAGAAGATCTAAGTAAGGTTAAAGACAAGCTGGAAGGATTAGAAATTACAGTAACCCTTGATTTTGAAAAGGGGATAGGAAGTTTTTCAGGAGATATACCTGATGATAAAATGGAGATTATTAAAGAAGCAACAAAACAAAAATAAAAACGGCCCCTTAATTGGGGCTTTATTGTATAATGGAGAATTCAGTTTTTGGAGCAAAATATTCACGTCCATCATCTGTTTTAATAACCCACGTTACCCACGGAAAAAACTGACGGCTGGGAATTTCTCTCAGATAAGTTCCTGTAACTCCAGAAATATGCTTTAACTTAGTCATATTGTTTTATTTCAAAGATAATTTATTTTTTCTCCAATAAACTTCCTTACATTTTTTACACTTGTATTGTGTGTACTCACTACCTCCAACACCTGAAGGAAATGACCATCCACCACAATTTTTGTGTTTTCTATGTAAAAATAATATTGGAATTACTAAAAGAAGAACAGCGCCTAAAAATACTGTAATAGTTTCAAAAATACTTGCATAATTCATAACAATCAATTATTTCAAAGTTAGCTCTTTTCCTTTAAGTGCGAAGAAAAGGTTTTGCAGTTCGTGGACATATTTAATTAGACCTTTAATTTATTTTAATTTGGCAAAACTATAGTCATTTTTAGAAATTTCAATGATTGTACTTAAGAATTTCTCATTTGTTACCAATCCTTCAACTATTTCATTCTGCGGAACGTAAAATCCAAAAGGGATACCAATTACTTTATGTAGTTGATGAAAGTCATCGTAGTCCATTCTGTCTTTTTTTTCTATTTTCTCAGCTACTGTTAGAATTTCAGATAAATAGACATTGTGTTTAATAGCAATTATTTCTACTGCTTTCAAAAAATCTTTGTTTCTTTCGAAATTAAAATTACTCATAACTTAGTTTTACTTAATAATTCGACTTTTTTAATTACACAATACTTAGTTCGTAGTTCGTCTCCAAGCTTCATTGCGTGTTTATAAATATATTGTTGGGAGTATCCGACCTGTTGAGGTGTGAAAAGCTCATATATAGCCGAAATAGTCCCGAAATAGTAATCCGTCTTATCTTTTATTGGATCAAAGAATCTAACGTGGTATATGGACTTTATTTTCATTTATTTCTTTATGTTATTTTGGAAGAGTAATTCTTCGGGCGTTCAAGGTATTTATGAAAGTGATTTTCTTTTCTTTAACCATTTTAGCAAGCAGTTCATTTCTATCTGAAATTGAAAGCTTAATAATTTCGTCAATCTCATTAATGTCAGAGCCGTTTGCTCCTCCGCAATTTTTATAATCTTCTCTTAATTTTATCAGAATTTTAGCTTCTATTTCTTCCATGTTTTCCATGGAGTAAAGATACTACTTATCATAGTCTCTTCCTATGAGATGTCCGAACATAAAAAAATCAATAGGATTAATGTATTTGCCATCTTTTCTCGTGAATTGAATGCATGAGTCATAGTGTCCACGTTCAATTTTAATATCATGAAGCTTCCTTAAACCTTTGCCTAGAACGCTTGTTTTCAAAGCGTCTATAATAGCCAGGATAATAAAGTTTTGCTGCTTAATCCTCAATCGTTTCATATTTCTAATTTACTTTTGTTGTTTGGTTTTATGTTGTGGGTTTCCGTAATTACTCTTCAATCTCATGTCCTGGACAGCCGCCTCCGAATGGATCAAAGCCAATACATTTATCAGGACTACATGACATTAATTTATGCCCTTTTGCTTGTAATTCAGCAATTATCTTTCGAACTTCTTTATCAGCCATTGTTTTACCGTTTTCATCGTCGAAAATATTTATTTTCTTTCCTTTATAATTTCTGAGTATTCCTTCAAGGTTAATACTCATATGGTGTATTACTTTCATCTTTACACTATTTCAAAAATTATACATTTCTCAGGGTTGAAGGTCCGGGATTCGGATTCTTCGTAATTCCTAGTTCTTTTAGCAATTGTAAACATATCAGTATATTCATTGCATCTGTCCAATTCTTTTTTAAATGGATTCTCTTCCCAATACCATCCATTAGACTCAATGGCGGAAATGAAGGATTGTAAGGCATTATTAGTCCAGCCAAATGTTTTTATATCAACTCCTTTATAATCGTATAATTTAAAAACAACTTGACCAAACATATGAGCTGTCTGTAATTCGCCTTCAACTAATCCCTTCGCGATCTCTTCAGTAAGATCCGAGCCTTTGCAGATAAGTTTGAAATGCCCTTCAATAAGATCTGATACATGGCTATTTTTATCCTTGTAAATTATTCCCTCCTTTCCCAATTTTATTTCGCTGGACTCCACAATAAAGAGTCTTTTATTTAAATTCAATTCTAAACTATTCATGATTGTTCTTTTATTGTTAGTTCTTCCCCACAAAGCGAGTGAAAAAGGTTTTGAAGTTGGTGTACGTGTTTAATTTTGACAGAGGGAGGAGATTCCATGTAATTACAGATAATAAATCTTATCTCATCTTTAGGCATTGATACACTGTAATCACCTAATTTGTAATACTTATGGACTAATTTCTCAAACCCCATTTTCAGCAGCCAGTCTTCTGTTAGCTCTATGGGCTCGTATTGGTCCGGATATTTTTCAATATCCCAAAATGTTTGGTTATCTACATTGACAACAATTCCGTTGCGTAAAACTTTATTTCCTAAACGCAGTTCTTGTAGTGCTATCATGAGTTCTTGTTTTTGTATTTAAAATAATAAAGTGCAAGTGTTAAAGGCTCCCATCCGAATTCTTTTCCAAGGTCAATCCAAATATTTCTATCATAAAGAATCCAACCATCCTTTAAAACTTCTTTATCTTCTTCAGTTCTTGTGTTATCCCAATACTTTATTACCTCCTCAATTCTCTCAATCTGTTTAGGCTGAATACCAAATGTAATTTTGATTTTTTGATATTCCATAATTCTTGTTTTAAAGTGCCACCCTAAGATGGCACGGGGTTAATCAATAAGACCAAGTAAGGCGCCTTTTTTATAAATAACAGGCTCGCCAGAAATATCTTCACCTTCATAAGTACTTACAGGTTCAATTCCTTCACCAGATGGATTGATTTGATCTTCTTCCGCTTCCAAAACTTCCTGAATTGAATGACCTGATATTTCAGCGTTTTCATCATCAATTTTCCAAAAGAATGCACGAACGTTAAGATCTTCATCATTTTTAGTGTTCAGAATTTCTTTTAATTCTTTCCATGTTAATCCTTTCTCGTTACTTTTTAGTGTTTTAAATTTTTCCATTGCTTTATTATTTATTGGTTAAAGTTGCTTTGTTGATAAACTGGTCTTCCGGCAATTGGAAGATATTTAAATGCCATTCTAAGAGCTTTATGATTAAATAGTATGGTAATTCAGTTATGCATGTATTTCCTTCCAATATGCTACTTAACATATGTTCAAAAACACCTCTATTTACGCCAAAATTAGATGCATAATTCATCAGTCTTTCAGTCGGTACAAATGTTTCCCCCTCATGCTCTATCTCCTTGGTTAAATAGGATAGATCGTAGAGAATGGGCTTAACTTCTTCAATCTTAAAACCGTTTCCAATTCCTCCAGACGGTTTTAAGTTTATTTCAGGCTCATATTTGAGCGTTTCTTCATTCCATTCTGTTGATGCCCACAATGGATAATCAGAGACTGTTTTCACGTCTGTTAATAAATGTCGTTCATTATCTTTTGAGGATATGAATTCCAATCCATACGGTATATAAGCCGAGTAAATTTTTAAAAGTTCTTCTTTTGTCATTGTATTGTTTTTTAGTGATTAAAAACCCATTCAATCGGGGTGTTTCTGCATTTAATCGACGGTTTGTCAGTATTGGCTCCTTTCCCTTACCGAATTATGATTAGCCAGGCGTTGAGCTTTGCTACCCGCTGCAGTATTAAGCTACCTTCTTACCTTGTTTTTGAATGGGATTATGGTTATCGTTATTTTTTAATCAATCCATGTAGGAATTTTATTAGTTCTGGGGATTGGTCTTTGAGGTAAGGTTTGGATAGGTCCCATTTTATCATCTCGCTATTTTCATCATAGTATAGTCCATTTAACACATGCGAAAAAACACCATCTGTATACATTGATACTTCATCATTATCAATAAATTCCAGAACATCATTAAGCATTGGGTCTTTGCCTATTACTTTTGAAAAAAGACTCATTTCGTCCTTAAAGTAAGTAACAATTCCTCCTGAATTTTTCCATAGTATGTGCAGAGGATTTCCATCATTAAGTACTGTTCCAGACCAGTTATCCCACTCAACGATACATCCTACTTCTAATTCCATTAGCCTCGGAAGCTTCTCCCGTATATCGGCTGTTAGTTCTTCTAATAGTTTCATAAATTATATTTGAAATAATAAAGCTAATTCAGGATTAAAAGACTCTACATTGCAGTAAATACTATCTAAGTCAGTATTACGAACATCTTTCATAAAAGCTAAATATTCATCATCTGTAAGATTAAGTTCCGATTTTATATTCTCGCCTTTACACATATAACTTACTTCATAATCATTGTAGTTAATATACTCTTCTCTTTCATCAGGTGAGTCAAACTGCCATAGTAAGTATTCAACATTCTTAATTTTGATATGCTCTTGTTTCATTGTATTTTATTTTCAGGATTAGTGATTGAGTCTTCCATTTTTTCAAAGTCACCGACAAAAATGTCGCCAACCTGATCGCTATATGCAAGCGTTTTAAATCTCTCCGCTATTCTCTTCTGCTGTTCGGTTTGTACGAGATCGCAGGCAGCGAAAACAAGGTCTGTTATTTCTCCAATAGCTTTCCTTTTTGAAATTTCTCCGTTTTCAACTTCAAACAATGTGTACATTAAAAACTCTTCAAATTTTTCTTTGTAATTTTCTTTAGAAAACCGATCAAATATCTCTTGTTTCTCTTGGTGACTCATGGTTATATATTTTCTTGTATAAAAATTTGACCATCAATAAAAATTCTTCGTTTTGTTACCTGCCATTGATGATTTTCGGTAAAATGTTCTATTGGCTCGTTAGTTTTACAATCTTTCCAAATACCATCGAAATAAGCTGATTCTTTTAAAACACATCCAATATTTTGCTTCTCCCAAATATTTACTTTTCGTCCTATTGGTGGGAATTCGTTTAGACATGAATAATGCTCCCATTTTGTACTCAATTCTATTAAAGATACTTGTGTAATGGTTTGAAAATCTTTGACTGTTTTAAGATCTGATCCTTCGAAAATATCATCAAGATCCATCCCTGAATCTCGAATACTTCTAAGTTTTTGCGATTCTGACTGAATTATGCCATTTTGTATTCTGTAGAATCTTCCTGTTCGCTTACCACTACTATTAATCACTTCAATAGTATTTCGTCTTACAATCTCACCGAACAGTTCTTCTGTATAAATTTCAGTTATCCATTTGTTTAATTGTGGCTCGACATCCCACTTATCGGTTGCCCATCCAGAATCATCTGTGACAACATTAAATTTGACTAAACTTCCTATTTTATATTCCATTGTGATTATTTTTTAAATTTGACGTAAAGTGTGTGCGTTCGCTGTTTTTTACGAACTGTTTTTTGTCTTTAAAGTGTTGTTGTTTTGCCGGATACTACGGTCCAGGTTTCGTTTATTTTAGCTCTGTGGCTTCTTTTCCTGTTTGATTTAGGAAATTATAATACGCCGAGTATGCCAAATAGCAAGCGTGAATTTGTTTGAATTCTTTAGAATCTCTTTTTGTTGAATATTCTTCTGATCCAGAAAACCAAGTTTTCCACTCTTCAAAGGTTTTTTCCTTACATCCAATTTTCAATTTATTGCCCTTAATAGCTATTCCCCATTTCATGAATATCGGCAAATAAGCTAATTCTTTATTGTTCGCGCCTTCAAGGTTCGCGCCTTCAAGGTTCGCGCTTCTAAGGTTCGCGCTTCTAAGGTCCGCGCTTCTAAGGTTCGCGCCTTCAAGGTTCGCGCTTCTAAGGTCCGCGCTTCTAAGGTTCGCGCCTTCAAGGTCCGCGCTTCTAAGGTTCGCGCTTCTAAGGTTCGCGCCTTCAAGGTTCGCGCCTTCAAGGTCCGCGCCTTCAAGGTTCGCGCTTCTAAGGTCCGCGCAATAAAGGTTCGCGCCTTCAAGGTTCGCGCTTCTAAGGTTCGCGCTTCTAAGGTCCGCGCAATAAAGGTTCGCGCTTCTAAGGTCCGCGCCTTCAAGGTCCGCGCCTTCTTTAATCGCTTGTAGTAAAGTATCCTTTACTGTATTGTTTTCTTTTTCGTATTCAAATAAAATACCGCCAATTATTGACTTGATTTTGATTTTAATTTTCATGATTATTTTTCTTTTAGTATGGTTAGTAATTTTTCTATTTCTTTTCTTGTATCAGTACTTATTTGAGTTTTTTGAGCCTTTTCCAATTCTAATTTCTTCATTCTGACTTCGTGTTCAATTGATTTAAGCTCATTTTGTTTACTTATAATCCGCTTATTCAAATCAACTATTTCAGCTTCAACAAATACTTGGAAGCCTGATTTTGTGTATTTATACATAATATTTTTGATTTTTCGATTTTATAAAACCCCGACCCGAAAGCCGGGGAAACTCAACCATGAGTCCGTTAAAGGTGGACAGCCTTATTTATTTTAGTTTTTAATCCATCTTTTTAAACAACTGCTTTTTTCATAGGCATTAACCACATGCACTAATGTTTCTGACTCTTTTTGTGTGATCAGGATGTATGCAGCCTCATGTTGAGTGATTACTTTGAGATAATAGAAAAGAGCGTTTTTGCCTCCACTACCTTGACAAAGTATTTCAACTTTACAACCTTCTGGGAGATTTTCGTTTTTAAGAAATTTAATACAGATTTCTCGTATTTCAGGACTTGCCGCTTCTAAAATATTTCCACCTTCTTTAACCTGTCCCGTTTTAAAATCTATTTCAATCAGATATTTCGGATCATAATCGAATGTGTCAATTTCTGACGAGCATGATGAAAAAATCAGTGCAATGCTCAATGTGATTAATATTTTCTTCATAGTTATTAATGTTTTTTAGAGTAGAAATTAGCTTTAAATACAGATAAAAAAGAAGTTTATTATTCATTTATCAATCAATCTACTTTGCAAATATAAGTAAAAATTAGAGTCAATGTGACTCTAATTTAAATATTTTTGATAAAAAATTTATGATTAACCCAACTGTAAAAAAGTTTTTCCTTAAGAATGGGCTTTCTGCAAAGGCTTTACAGGCATTATCAGATTCTGTTATGGGTTCTCTAGAAGAAAACGCAACAGAAGAAGAAATTACTGACAAGTGTAAACTGTTTGAACCGTTAGCTAAGACTTTCCAGTCTGAAGCTGATTCTAGAGTTCAAGCAGCTCTTAAAAAGAAAGAACAAGAAGGAAATGACGACGATGAGGAAGAAGGGGCTGGTGATCCAGAACCTAAACCAGGTAAATCTCCAAAAAAAGTGACAACAGATCCATTATTAGCTGCAATTGAAACTTTGACTAAAACAGTACAAGGAATGCAGACCGAACAAGTCGTTAAGACTAACAATCAAAAAGTTATTGAGGGCTTAAAAGAACTCAAAATGTCTGAAAAAGAGATTGAATCTGTAATGTATGGTAGAAGCTTCGAAAAAGAAGAAGATATCGAGGATTTTGTCACAAAACAAGGTGAATACTACTCTGAAATTACACAAGGAAGAGCGGAAGCAGCCGCTGGAGACGGCTATAAGCCTGTTACTTCTGTTGGAAATCAAACTGCCGCTCAAAAGCAAGCTGATATGGAGTCATTCAATAAGGCTTTCTAGAGCATTAATCACTTAACAAAAACAAAATGGGATATTTAGAGCCAACTTCAACTCAGGGATCAAGAACGATTCCTATTTTCCAGAAGGTACTGGAAATGGCTAGAGGTGGATTTTCTCTCGATGCTACCGGATTAACTGTGGGAGAAACAATCCCAGCGGGTACACCGATGGTTTTCGATGAAGCCACCCGAAAAGCTAAAAAAGCAACTTTGACAGGTACTGCTCCGGATCAGACTTCTGATGCAAAAGGTCTTTTGTATACAGATGTTAAGATTGGATCCAATGAACCTGTCGATGTAGTCCTCAGAGGAACTGTATATGCACGTAGAGTAACTCCAGCAATTAATGCGGCTCACAAAAAAGCATTGCCATTAATCTTATTCTCTGAATCTCGATAATCCTTAATACTTAAAAAATGGCAAAAGAAACAACCGTTTTCGGTAGTGTAGCAGACGCTGACACACTACAAATGATGATCGATACGAGGCTCGAGAAATTCAATACTCCTTGGTATACTCAGTATTTTGATTTCGCACTTCCGCAAATCTCTTTAACATATAGCTCAGTTCTTGGTAATTCTGTAATTACTCCTGCTGCATCTTATGTAACTAGAGATAGTGAAACACCTTTGAGAAGTCGTGAGACACTTGAAGCAATGAGTGGTAAAATCCCACCAATCAAGGTAATGAGAGATCTGGATGAAGAACAGTATAGAAATTACAAGGTTCTTCAGGAAATGAAAGGGATTAAAGACCAGGAGAAAAAGAATCAAGCCTTAAAGCTTATTTGGGATGACATGAAATATGTTACCGAAGCTGTAGATAAGAGACTTGATTTAACAGTAGCACAGGCTATTTCAACAGGTAAAATTGCAATAACGGCAGATAATAACCCTGATGGTATTGTTGTCGCAGATATCGACTTAAAAATGCCTTCAGAAAACAAGGTAAATGCTTCTGAAGATTGGAGTGATGCTGTAAACTCAAAGCCACTTACTGATATAGTGAATTTGGTAAACGAGGCTTCAGACAGAGGATTGACTTTCTCAAAAATACTTATCGATGGACGTACTTTACTTCAGTTCATGAAGTCTAAAGAAATTAAAGAGACTGTAGGAACATTCTTCGGACTTTCAGCAGCAGCTAGAAACTCACAAACAGCACCATTAACTATGGATCGTATCAACGAATACATGCTAGCCGCAAAGCTTCCAGTATTCGAGGTTACCGATATCAGAGTTCCTGTTGAAAAAGACGGAACGCCGACAATTATCAGACCTTTCGAAGGAAGTAACCTTGTATTTATTCCTGAAGGAAAATTAGGAGAGATTAAGAACGCTCTTGCAATGGAGGAAATGGAGCCTGTGAAAAATGTGATCTACGCTAAGAAGGGGAGAACATTGATTTCTAAGTGGAATCAAAACGAACCTTTCAAAGAATGGACAAAAGCTGAGCTTAATGCCTTCCCGGTAGTGAATACTATCAAGTATATCTACTTGCTGTCAACTACTAAAGCATTCTAATATATGGCAATAGTAACGAATAAGGATTATTTCAAGAGTAAATTGAACCGTTTGTCCATCACTATGAGTGATGCAGATCTTACCATATTCTTTGCCTCAAAGCAGATCAATGAATTAGAAGCTCTCGATAAACCGGACGAAATGGATGTCATTTTTACAGAAATAGTCCTTGAGTTACTTGCAAAGCCAGATGTATCAGAGGATAGCTATTCAGTAAAGTGGGATAGGAAAGCCTTAGAAAGATGGTACTCCATTGAGTGTAGTAAGTTAGGTATTCCAGACTTGTTGAAAGATTCAGATTTAGGTGTAAAAGACATTAGTTACTTAGCATGACACAATATCCATATTCACTTTATGTGCTTGAAGTTTCAGGTGGTGGGGTAGATCCAGATACGGGATTTCCTACAGAACCAACTGAGCAGTGGAAATATCATTCCAATTGTAGAGATGAGGTTGCAGTTCAGCAGGGTATTGTTACCCTTGAAAGTGGTGAGAATACCAATTATTCTTCAAAAGTATTAATGCCCTTAGGAACTCCGATAATAGAGGCTAATACACAGATTGAAGTAAGAAGTGGCAATCAAATCCGAAGCAAGGGAAAAGTACTACGATTTACTCCAACACAATTACACTGTAGGTTATGGGTATAGAACCAAGATTTAACATGAATCAGATTAATTCTTATCTGCAAGAAAGGATTAATACACTGGATGAACTCATGATCAGGAACCTGAATTATCTGGGTGTAGAATGTGTAAATCTCGCTAAGAACCTAGACACTTATCAGGTCCAAACGGGTAATCTTAAAAACTCTATTGGGTATATCATAGTAAAACATGGCAATATTCTTAACTCTGTTTTTGAAGTTAAAGAAAGAGGTCCAAAATATGACTCAAATGAGACACCAGGTGAAGTAGTAGGGGAAAATTTTGCAAAGGAGATAGCAATAAGATATCCACAAGGGTACTGTTTAATAGTTGTTGCCGGAATGGAGTATGCAAGTTATGTTGAAGATGTACATAAACAACCTGTTTTACAACCATCCCAAGTTTTAGCAAAAACCCGAATCAATCAGATCGCTCAGAGTATAGTTAACACAATGAGAAAAAGAGAATGATAACAACATTTGAATTAAAATCAATCGCTTTTAATATTGTCAAAAACAGCACAATTAAAAGCATCATTAATGGAGAGGTTTGTATAGATCAACGCCCTTTTAATTCAACGAAAAATGATGTTGTCATAGGTTCACTTTCAGTTGCTACTGATCCGCTTCATTCATCAGTTGTCTTAGTAAATATTTATGCACAAGATATTCAGTCTGGCACAAGCTATTTGCCTAATCTCGCACTTTTGAATAACGCTACAAAGCTTTTGATGCCTCTATTCGATGAGGTCTATCTGGAAGATAAAAAAACATACCTCGAGATTGAATATCAACGAGATTATAAAGTAGACGGAAAAAATGAATGGGTTTCCGTCATTCGATTACAAACCCGAACAATCAATTAAACTAAAAATAAATGGCATTTACATTTGGTATAAAAAGACTTCTTTCCGGAGATAAAGCTGCGGATGGAGGCATGGGTACTGCCTTGACTGAGCATGATGAAACGCTTAAAGGGACCGCAGTACTTGAAACTACAGACGAAACGATTAACTGGATTGAAACCGAAGAAAAAGGGAAGAGAATTGCTATCGGTCAAAACGATGCAGAAACTACTTTAACCTTTGAAATTGCTAATCCTTCATTAGAAACTCAAGCTTACTATGCTGGTGGTGAAGTTATCACTTCAGGAACTCCTGCTAAGAAAAGCTATTCCCCTCCTATGGTGAAAGAAGTGATTGAGAAATCATTTACTGTTGAAACAAAAGCTGGGTACGATATTGATATCGTGAACGGAAAAGTTTTGGCAACTCCACTTGGTGGAACAATCGGGACTGAAAACGTCCTTACAATGAAAGTTGTAGTTACTGTTCAAGCACCTACTAAGGTAGGCGTTGAAGCGATGACCTACAGAGAGAAATAATACTTTTTCTAACATTCATATACTTTGGCCACCTGCAGTTGTGGGTGGCTTTTTATCTAAAACATGGAAAGCACAGAAGATCTTTTTGACGATTTCGTCAGCCAAAATATTTCCAAAGAAGAAGCCGAAAAAAACGAAGCAGAATTGCTTATTGAAAAAGGCTTTGTCTTCGATATTGGAAAAAGAAAATTTCAAATTAAACCTCTTGTTTTTGGGACAATTACATATGCTAATAAGCACGCTGTTGATCTCAAAATCAATCTTACATCTGAGGATAATGCTTCTGTCTTCAACGAAGTTGGAAAAAACGTAACACCATTGATGAAATTCATTGCTGTGTGCATCTTACACAAACGTTGGAAAATCCTATTATTCACAAACTTTCTATCCTGGTATCTAAAATGGAAATTGAATCCAGAGAAAGCTCTTAAAATCTCTATGGTCATACTTCAGATGTATGATATCAAAAATTTTATCACCTCTATCAGAATGATCGGACAGCTGACAGTAACAAGTCCAAAAAGTCCAACGGAGACGACTCTGGTAGATGGGAATCAACCGGTCTCCAATCTATCTACGGAACCTTAGGGTTCGCAATGAAAACCTTGAAAATCCCTTACAAAGAATTGATGTGGAGTATTCCATGGCCAATAGTATTAAGAATGCTGTATGACCTGCCTAATCAGAAATACATTGAAAAAGATGATAATAACAGTAACAATTCTAATGATGAGGTGAAAGAGCTTACGCCACAAACTTCCAATGACTTCAAAAAGTATCTGGACAAAATTAATCAGCAAAATAAAAAATGACACAAGGAGCTTTACATTTCGATGCTTTACTTTCAGTAAACAACTTTGACCAAGGGATTACCAGGATTAAAAACGGCATTCGTGAAGCTTCCGGATTAGCTGTAAAAGAAGCACAGGTAATGGATTCTGCATTTAAGAATCTGGGAACAGCTATTGGAGGATATCTTTCTGCTCAAACTTTGATTTCATTTACTAAAGAGATAATCAATGTCCGTGGGGAGTTCCAGAAAACGGAAATTGCTTTTTCTACAATGTTAGGTAATGCTGATAAGGCAAAGATCCTAATGGGGCAAATGGTTGATCTTGCAGCAAAGACTCCTTTCTCCCTTCAAGATGTTTCTGCTGGAGCAAAACAATTACTTGCTTTTCAAGTACCAGCGAATGAAGTTGTAGAAACCCTAACAAGGATGGGGAATATTGCTGCTGGATTAGGTGTGCCACTTGAAAGAATTAACTTGATTTACGGTCAGGTGAAAGCTAAAAATAAGCTGATGGGGCAGGAGCTACTTCAGTTTACGGAGGCTGGTATTCCTATGTTAGCAGAGCTTGCTAAAAAATTCAACAAGACCGAATCAGAAATTAGCGACATGGTTTCTTCCGGAAAAGTTGGATTTAAGGATGTTCAGGATGTTTTATTTAAGATGACCAATGAAGGAGGAATGTTTTTCGAGTTAATGGAAAAGCAATCTGCATCGCTTTCTGGACAGGTAGCCAACCTTGGTGATACTTGGGATCAAATGTTGAACAAAATAGGAGAAGGTAGTGAGGGTGTACTTTACAAAGGTATTGAGGGATTAACTTTCCTTGTAGAAAATTACCAGAAGGTTCTTGATATCATTGAAGGATTAGTTGTTGCTTATGGTGCCTACAAAGCTGCTGTAATAGTTACTTCAACCGCCCAGAATATGGGAAATAGAACAATTCAGTCCGAGATCGCATTGCTTGGTATTTCTGAGAAAATGAAGCTAGGGCGTGCATTGGTAACACAAAGACAAGCAGAAGCGACAGCACGTGAAGCTGCAGCTGAATTAGCGAGTACTAAAGCTAAATACTCATCACTTCAAGCGGATGTGTCAGGTTTGGCTGTTAAAAAACAAGCAGCAATTCAAGCAGGTATAACAGCCGCAGCAAAAGCGCAAGAGGCAAGAGTACAATTGTCTTTGGCTAGAATGGAATTATCTTCTATTCAGGCTGTGGGAACTGCAAGACAAATAGAACTTGCTCAAAAAAGAGTTGAGTCTGCTCAAAATACTGTACTTGCTACCCAGGAATCGGCTTCTATAGCAGGGAAGAGAGCATTGGCGGTTGCTACTGAATTCAATGCTGCAAAGCAATCTCTTGAAAATACCGCAAAAGCTGTTGGAACTGCACAGGGGGCGTTGGCGGTAGCTACCGAAACTGCTCAAACAGCTGCTAAAAATGCGAACTCTATTGCTACTGCTAGGTTGACATTATTAACTTCACTTAGAACTGCAGCAACTAGATTAGCTACTCAGGCTCAGGCATTACTGAATGCTACAATGCTCAATAATCCTATTGTATTATTGATTGCAGGAGCCGTTGCTTTGACTTATGCATATTTAAAATTAAGAGATACTTCGACGGCGGCATCTATAGCAGAAAAACAGCTAAATGATGAGAGACAGAGATCTAGTAAGCTAATAGAAGAACTTAAGAATAAGACACAGGAATTAACCTCTGTGATAAACTCAGATACTTCTACCAAACTTCAACAGCTTGAGGCGTATAAGCAGATGCAAAAAATGTATCCTACACTACTAAACAGTATGGATTTGGAAACATTTAAGAAGATGGGTTCTACTGAGGCTCAGAAGAAGCTTAATGCAGAGATGGATAAGTTTAGTACCCAGAATATCCAAGCTAATATTGAAAAGGCTAAAAAAAGCATTGAGGGGTATACTGCAAAGATTGAAGAGTTAAACAAAATTCTTTCAAAGAGGAATGGGGATAGTGGAATCTATCTTGAACAACTAGAAATTGCAAAAAAGAACCTGGAAGCTCAAAGAATTAATCTTGAAAAATATAATGATGAGTACAGACAAAGATTAGAAAACGAGAAGCTTTCTTCCATGTCTTTATCTGAGCAGAAAAGATACTGGGAAGATCAGGTGAAATTAATCAATAAAGAAATTTCTTCTTTAGAGAAAAGTAACGTTAAAAAGGCTGAGGCACTTGATAAGGTCAATAACATTCACTCTCTTGTTAAGTCTACTTCAATAGGTCTTATTAACTGGAATATTAATCCATTACTATCACAACTTACAAGAGCTCAAACAGAGATAAATAAAATAAATAATGCACAAAATGGGGCTTCTGTAGATAAAAACAAGGCATATTGGGAAGCTCAGAAAAAAGCAGCCGAAGATCTCGTGGCTTCAATGCCAACATCCCAAAAAGGAAGCCCTGCATGGACTGAGGCTGAAAGAAAATATCGTGAAGCAGAGGCGGCATTAAAAAAGTATGATTTATCGGACAAACAGTTGCTTAAAGATCAAAAAGAGCGAGCGCGGGAACGCCTGAAATTAGAAAAAGGAGCCGAAAAAAGCTTTTTAAAAGGTTCTCTGGCTAGAATCAATCAAGAAATTAGCCTTCGTGAAGAAGCATTAGAAAGGTCTTCTGGTGATACTGTTCAAATGAGGTACATTGACAAGTATGGAAAGGAAAGATATAGTAATGAAGTTAAGAGTGTAAAGGCTGTTCAGGATGAACTTTATGAATTAAGGAAAAACCGAGCAGAACGTGAAAAACTCATTGAGGTTAAAAGCTTTCAAGAAAGTATTGATGAAACAAAACGTCAAATTGAAGTTCGAGATAAGCTTCTTCAATTAGGTTACAGTAAGGAAACTGTTGATGGTATGTTTCCAGAAGTTAAGGATAAAGCTTTTCTTCAATATTTAAAAGATACTAATACAACTTTAGAGAAAACATCTGGAAATGAAGCGGCTGAAAATTTAATCAAAATAAAAAAAATAATTTCAGAATACATTGGTGAAGAGACGTTTCTTGAAGTTGTTAATAAGGAAATAGATCAAATTAAGGCAAAATTCGAAGGTAATGAATTAATAGATAAGCTAGAAAAGTTCAAAAAAGTCTATGCCGATGAAATGACTGGTGAGAATAGGAATGTAAAAGATTTAGCTATTGATAAAGCTTTAAAGGATGAAAGACAAAAACAACAAGATTATTACAACTCTTTCCTCAAAGACAAAGAAACTTTCGAGCAAAGAAAACTCATTATTGAAGCTAGATATAATGACATTAGAAAACGTATTCAAGAGTCCAATGTTTCAGATGCAGAAAAAGTTCGTCAAACAGAAGAAGCCAACAAATCAGAATCAAAAGATATTTCTTCCATGTCTTGGGAAATGTTCCAGAAGACAGATGCATATGTTAAAGTGTTTGGAGATCTTGAAAAGATAGGACCACGTACACTGAAAAAAATCCGAGATCAGTTTAAAGCTTTCATTGATTCAGAAGCTGGCAACGCTTTAAATCCGGAAGATCTCAAACTATATAATGATGCTTTAAAAAAACTTGATGACCAACTGTCAAAAAATCCTTTTAAAACAATTACTGTCTCTCTAAAAAAATATTCTGACGAAAAAAAGAAACTCGCTGATATTGAGAGAAAACACGGTAAATCAAGCGAAGAATATAACAGTCAGCTGCAAGCAACAAATTTAGCTTTAACTGGAATATTCGAGACTTCTGGGCAAGCAATTAATGGTGTACTTGGCTTTTCTTCTTCTCTTAGTGGAGCCTTAAGTATGATTTCAGAAGAATCACAACAGACTCTCAAAGACGTAGAGCAATTGGTTGATGGAATTTCCAATGCTGTCGCTGGATATTTCTCAGGGAATTATGGGCAAATGGCTGGAGGTATTGTTCAGATGGTTATGTCAATTTCTAGCTTGGTAAGTGGAGACAATGCAAGGGAAAGAAATATCCGTGAATGGCAGCGAGCTGTAGAAGAGCTTAAAACTTCTTACAGAGAACTTCAAAGAGTTATTGAAAATACAGCAGGAGAAAAAGCATTATCTGATCAAAGAAAGCTTATTACCAATCTTGCAGAACAGCAACAGCGACTTAGATCAATGCGAGAAGAAGAGTCAAACAAGAAAAAATCAGATAAGGATAAAGTTTCTAGTTATGATCAGCAAATAAGGGATATTGACATGCAGATTGCTGATCTAATTGATAATTTCAAAAAGAGTGTAACTACAACAGAATTCAAAGATCTTTCACAGAGAATTGCAGATGCTATTGTTGATGGATTTGCACAGGGAGAAGATGCTGCGAAATCATTTGACAAAGTAGTTGATGATGTAATGCGAAATGCAGTCAAAAATGCTTTGCAAATAAAGATACTTCAACCTGCAATGGAAAAGTTTGTTGATGATTTCTATTCAGCAATGGGTTATGGAAAGACAGATAATAAAGCAAATGAGGCTATCAAGAATCAAATATCAAACCTTCAGAATGAGTTGGGTTCTACAGAGGATAGAATAAAATATATAGCAAATTTAGATTTTAATGAAAGACAATGGTTATTGGGGGAATTAAAAGAACTGAATAATAAGAAGCAGGAATTGTTAATGAAAATAGCTAACCTTCAATCTCAATTTACTTCAGACCCCTTAGGAGGTGCTTTTGACGGGCTTACTCCAGAAGAAATTGCAAAACTAAAAGAAGGGCCTCAATCGGCAATTAAAGAATTCGCTTATGTGTGGAAAGCTTTTCAAGATAGTATTCCTGCATTAAATGAAACTGCAAATGGTCTCAAGGGGGATATAAAAGGTATTACCGAAAAAACAGCCGGAGCTTTGGAAGGGCAGATTAATGCAATGAGAATTAACGTTGCTGAAGGGCTTAAAATACATAAAGCAAGCCAAGAAATTTTCAGAAATCAATTACAGGTTCAAAGTCAAATCGAAAAAAATACCAGACCTATTGAAGCGATGTATAAGGAGATTAAAGAAATGAACTCAAAAATAAAATACGGTGCAGCCGGAATTCCATAATGAATACGAAAGAAATATATAAAATAGCCAAAAAGGTTGGAATGTCACAAATCTGTAAAGAGAAGATGATATCCGATTTGTCAGTTGAAAACTTATGTAATATGTTTTTCAATGAAGATAATTGGTCTATGGAGAATGATTTTCCTTCACTTGAGATTCTTCGGGAATTCAAAGGGCAATCTGAGCAACATGGACTTTTTACAGATTTTACAGGAAAAAATGTAAACGAGTTGCAATCTGCTTATTTCGGATCGTCTGAAGTCCTGCTTGGATACAATATGTTCAATGTGGGAAAAGTGATTTTAAGACACAATACAAAGGCTAAAATCATTGCAAAAGATCACGCAATTGTAATTGTTAATCTCCTGGATAATGCAGATTTAGAAATTGAGTGCTATGATAAGGCTTCTGTGATGGTTTTCTGTTATGATAATCATCAAGTGAAGAGTATAGGAAATGTAAAAGTACAAACATCAACATTTAAGAAATGAATGAGGTAAAGTATGTTTTGAATGGGCATTCATTCAAGGACTTTAATGTCTTTGTTACAGATTCTCCTGGCATAACGGATGGACTGGAAAGAAAACCAGTACAAACTTACGACTGGGCTGAGTATCATGGTACATCTCCGGATCTCAGAAAGCCAAAATATAAAGAGCGAAAGTTTACATTGAAATGTTTTATTGATGCTGATAACTGGGAAAATCTGTTTGAAGTATTTAAGGATTTTATAAGAGAGCAATTTTCTAAGCCTGGAACTCAAAGATTGCATATTACCCCATTTGATGAAGAAACGCTTCCTTATGAAGTGTATGTTCAGGAGGATATCAAATTGGACAAGAAATTCAGACAGGGAAGAATGGTGGGTACTTTTGATTTAGTGCTTATCGAGCCTAATCCAATTAAGAGAGTTCTTAAAACTACTCTTGACACTTTCAAACTTTCATATGAAATTAATTCTGAAACAGAGATATTCTTTGGAGACGGAACTAAACAAACCGGCCGCGGGAATGTAAGCCTTACAAAGGATTATTCAAAACCGTCTTATGAGAATTCTGGGGTATCTATTATAGGCCCAAGTGGTGTAAATGATCAGATTTACGAAGTGTATTCTGTTCCATCAGTCTCGAGTGATTTTCAGTTTTCGGTTGAAATAACCCTGTCCGCTGCTATAGATGTTATTCTATACGTGATTGGAAGAAACCTTGACAATACCTATGAATTAGCTGCAAAAAGCGTAATTCATAATGCTTCAACAGGCAAAAACATTATAACAACTGTTCAGGAACTCAATATGGATGATTATGGAAAATTCATATTTAAAATTCTTGATTCTTCAGGAGATGAGATCCCCGGAAGAATATTGAGTAATCCACGAATAGAAACAGCTGAGGTAGTTGGAGAATGGCAAAACATGTTAGGAAAAGAAAAGATAATAATTATAGCTGGAAACATTGAGGATGTTAATAACATTCAAACTCCGGCAGAAACAATTTGGGAAAAAATATAAAAATGACAGAGCAGATTAATATAACAGTAACAGACTTAATTCCACCAGCAAATATTGCAACAGTGGATAAAAACGCATTGCTAGGAAATGCTTATGATAAGATTCAGACAGATGCAAAAATAAGTACTGTAACGACTGATTATAACGCAAAAATAGCAGAAGTTCGCGAACAAGTTAAAACTGATTTTAAAGGGACTTTAAAGCCGTCAACACCTGCCCCAACAGAAGACGGTGCTTATAGACCTGAAATATCTTCTGAACTTGATAAACCATCTGATCCTAATAGTACAGAAGACTGGGGGACTATTTATCCTAACAATGGAAACCTTCGCGCAAAGACTGGATATGATACTATGTTCTACAAAAAGGGTTCAGTTTGGACGAGAGTAGAAACAAAGATGCCAACCGCGGCTGTTTCGGGGACATTTGACCCATCCAATACAAAAGATCCGGCTGGCCAGAAAGCCACGGTAGATTGGATTTATAGCGTTGATTCAAATGATACATATGGATTCACTACAACTAATTATCCACCATTAGAAAATCCCTTATCATCATATTTGTCTGACAATGTAGAGGTAATGGACTATTGGGGTTCATACGAATTTCACAAGGCTGGAAAAACGGGGATTATTAAGAATATTACCATTAGAGCTAAGGAATTGTCTTCTTGTGACTTTGTTGTTGGAGATTTAACAGATGTTGGATTCAGAGAGGTTCACAGAGTGTCTGTTTTTCTTCAGAAGGATTTTAGTAACATCCCGGTGAACATTCTTATTGAAAAAGACCAATTTTTAGCAATAAGTAACATAAAAGGAAAGATCGATTTTGAACCTTCTTTTTCACAACCAGTATTCAGAAGAAAAGCAAATTCAAATATTGGTAATGCTGTTGGTTTAATAGCTTATTCTTTTGATGTGGAGGATTTTGGTTTATATAATAGAACCAAGGAAAATCTTAAAAACAAGGATATATTCAGATGCAATGAAGAAGCTTTGGTGTTTGACACACACAACACGGTGGTGGTGACTAAAGAACATTTTTCACACATCTCACATTTTAAGAGCGCTGGAAACAACTCTAAGGTAGCAGATCCATTTTCAATAATTGAATTCAACACGAATTCAAATTCATTAATAGTAAAATTATCAACACTATTAAGCCTAAGAAACGAAAACGGAGTAACGATTTATATAAATGAAAAGTTCTATGCAAGACCAAAAACTACCGCTATTGATGAGGTCCAAACATTCACTTATGATCTATCATCTTTTGATGAGGTGAAAAATGTTAAAATAGTTTGCTCAACTTGTCAAAGAGATGAGGGTAGTTGTGTGCCGGTTTCATTAGGATTTCAGGCTGGAAGCTGGGCCACCAAGGCAGCATTTCAAATGAAGAAGAAGACAATGGTCACGATAACTGATAGTATTGGAGTCGGTGTAGAGACTACTTTAGCTGAGCAAAAGGCATATGTGATGATGCTTAGGGACTACTTCAAAGATTGGTCTATTATCCCGTTTGGTTTCGGTGGGGCCGGGCACATAAGTTTCCAACAAAATCAAGGCGTGTATCATACATCAGCTTGCTCCTCGGCCGATTTGGTTACAAGGCTTAATTATGCGTTTAAAAATGCCTCCGAAAAGGTAATATACATTGCGTTAGGTACTAATGATGCTTCAATCAGTGATATTGCAATTAAAATCAAGTCTTTGTATCAGACTATTTTAGCTTCAGTTCCGGATGCTAAGATATATGTTCAGACACCTGTATTTGCTTCTGGGCTTGATTTAACAAGTATCAGAACAACTATTACCAATATTGCAAAATCATTCAATTTGGAAGTGTTTGATGGAATGGAAATTTTTGCAGGAAATGAAAGCCATCTAGATCCAATTGGTCACCCTGACGATATTGGGAACGCTATTTATTTCCGATGGTTTTTGAGTAAAAATATTCTTGGGTAATGAATAATATCACATTATACAGAAACGGATCTCCCTTGTTCAATTTGATTGAGCGAGGGAAACGTTCTGTGGAGTCAGCGACACTTAACAGGGTTATGCTTTCTGACGATTCGGTAACAATTAAGATGAAGTCTCGTGAAAAGCTTGATATTCTGATAAATGATTTTTTCGTGCTATTTGATTCTGTATATCGTATTAACGTTCTTCCAAACTGTAATAAAATAAGTGAAACAGAACACGAATATAATATTATAGCACAGGGGCTAATGTTTGATTTGAAGCGATGTAAGTATTTTAATGCGGATGATACAGGGTTCGGTCCTGATTTAGAATTTCCATTAATTGGTACTATTGAAGTTTTCTTGACAGCGCTTAAGAACAACATGAAACGCTTCACTCCAAACTGGAAAATTGGAAAATTCACAAATGGAGAAACGAAAACAATAACATTTGGAAGTGATACCTGTCTTTCTGCATTACAGAAGATTTGTGATGAGTTTAAAACAGATTTTTGGGTAAAATACGAGGATGGTAATTTTGTTATACATACAGGGGATTTTGGACGAAAAGTGCCTATTAGATTCGAATATGGTAAGGGAAAGGGGTTAACAGGATGGAATCGAAATAACGTTGACGAAAATGATATAGTTAATAGGTTAATTGTTTATGGAGGTACTAACAATATTCCAAATGAATACAGAAAGTTCAGTAAGCGTTTAAAGCTTCCAAATTCAGATTATTTAGAAGACCTAGCACTTATTAATGAATTTGGGCTGAAAGAAGGAGATATTACGTTTGATGATATATATCCACACAGAACCGGAAAGATTACCACTTTAGGTGATACTAAATTTAAGTTTTCAGATTCCAACATGGATTTTGACCTAAACGAAAAAGAAGCCGATGGAGTAACGACAAAATATTTAATTGCAGGAACTTCTGCCAAGATTAGCGTTAAGACAGGTAGTTTGGCAGGGTATGAGTTTGAGATAAAGAAAGGAGGTTACAATCATTCAACAAAAACTTTTGAAATTATCCCTTTCAAAAATGATTCTGGTCAAAGTTTTCCGGATGAAAAATCAGAGGCCTTCCAATTCGCTGTTGGTGACGAATATGTATTGATTGATATTGTAATGCCTAAGACTTACATAGAAAATGCAGAAAATGAACTATTACAAAAGGGATTAGAGCAATTCGAACTCAATAAGAATGCAAAAATATCATATGATTTAAGTATTGATCCTGTGTATATGGAAAAGATAGGGGCTGGAAAGTTTGATATAGGGGATTATATACGATTGTATGATGAGGTATTTGGTATTGATAAGGTTTTAAGAGTTAATCAAATCACGAATGATTTCATTCAAAGTGGAGATTATAATCCTTATAGAGTAAAAATTGTTATTGCGGACTCTTATGAGATTGCATATAGTTCACAGGTGTCACTTCAAATAAAGGAGATAAAGAATGTTCTGTCAATTACCAACCTTGGAAAGATCAACTATTCAAAGTTAGGGGTAAAGACTACCGAAGAACTTAAGAATCTTGTATTTGATACTGACGATTATTTAAATCCGGAGAATATTCGACCGAATTCCATCGAAACGAATATGATTTCAGTAGGGGCCAGATCTCAGCAAATAAGCTGCAGTGTTGTTTTCTATGTTATGTTTGAAAATGATAAGAATAAAATCAAGGTTAATCCTGGTATCATCTATTCGCAAACGTTTGACAAAGAATGGACTATTCCGGAAAACGTGGAAACTATTCCAGATGATCAGTTCAGATATGTTTACGGTAAATGCTCAAAGACAAGTCAATCCGGAGCAATCGTATTCAGTCCGGAACAAATCAAATTCGATTCTGATGCTAATGATTACTATTTCTTAATCGGGATTCTTCATTCTGTTGTCGAAAACGTTCGAGTACTTTCCATAACAGTTGGAACAACGACTATCAATGGAGGACTTATCAGGACCGGCATTATTTCTTCGCTTGACGGACAGATGACAATAAACCTGGATACGCAGGAAATAAAAGGAAAAATTAAGTTTACAGATGGCTCAGACGGCTTCACATCCATTGATAATGGCTTATTAATGACGCAGGTGATAGAGGTCGGAAACGAATCTACAAGAAACGCTTTTATTTCATCTGTTACAGATGCAGGACCGGAAAGTATCAGGTTCGGCGCTGGTGCTGATTATGCGCACAAGAATGATGCAGTTTTCCAAGTATTGCACAATGGAAAAATGATCGCAACTGACGCAAAAATAACCGGAGAAATAACAGCGACATCTGGAACATTTACGGGAAAAATAAATGCGAATTCAGGGACATTTGGAGATTCTACCACTGACAAATATTATACTATTTCTCCTAATGGAATAGAGACGGTCAATGGATGGCTAGTTGCCGGGAAATACACCGGAGCTGTTAACACAAGGAAATTTGTTTCTATACAAGGGGCAACAACTACAGGAGATGCTGCTATTCAAATTGTGAATGACAAGTTGGATTCACTTGTTCATACTGGAATTAGTATTAACATGACAAATAGTTCAACAGGGAATATTGCCCTTGACATTCCAGGTGGAGGTATTCGTGTATTGGGAGCTGTGGGAGTAACAGATAAAGTTTTATATAGTACTGGAAGCACTCAGCGTTACCTAAATTTTGTTAATGGAATATTCACCGGAGTTACATTAAGTTAATAAAAATGAATGGAAAATATAAACTACAATATCAGCGAAATACTCGCAGTAATCTTTTCGGTACTGATTGGATCGGGAGCCTACATTTCCTTTGTTTACATAAAAAACAAGCAAAAAATAAGTGCAGCTTATGTGATAGCGGTTCTGCTCATAAATCTTTGCCTGACCTATGTGGCATCCGAACTGTTGAAGGCCTTCAATTGGAGTCAATGGCGATCGCCTTCACTTCCTATGGTAGCATTTGCAGGGCAATACTTAACGGATTGGTTAGACAAAAGGTATTTCAAAATATTCGATACAGCTGCTAAAAGAGCAGGAATTAAATTAGATGATGATAAACCTAACACTAAAAAATCCGAAGAAAATGAAGATCAATAAAGACCTTTTATCTGCTTTCCTAGTTGTGCTACTGGTATCGGCCTTTGCTTACACAGTAGTGAAGGAAAGTAGCGATCGAGAACTAATGGAGATCCGAAAGATACAGGAAACCCAAAGAGTTGAAAAATACCAATCCGAATTAAGAGAGAAAACCGCAAATCAAAAGCGAGATTCCTTTAAAAATATTTTAGAGCGACAAAATATCGGGATTGGTATTTTGAGTGACAATTTTAAGAATATGAATAATAGTATTCTTAACATGAGGACCGAATACGATAAAAATTTCAATGAACTTAAAAACACGCAAAATGAAAGCGATCATATTAATTCTGCTTCTATTAACGAGCAATTTGATTTTATCTCAAAATACAAATACAAGGAATATACCGGAGTTACAAATCCCTGAATTGTATAAAGGTCTGAAACAAAATGATTACCTAAAAACAAGGCTTCAGAAAACTGAAACTGCCCTTACCAGTGCAAACCAACTGATCAATGAGCAAGATAAAGCACTTGCGGTCAGTAAAAATTTATTGAATGCAAAAGATGAAGCAATGGGAACAATGCTGGAAATTTCAAGACAGGATAAAATAGCAGCAGAAGAACGAGAAAAACAGCTAAATATTGATCTTTCTTATTTACAGACTCAGATGGAAATTGTAAAAAAAGAAGCAGAAAATAAACAGCGCAAAAGGTTTTGGAATGGCGTAAAAATAGGTGGAGTTTCTGTAGCGGTTCTAGGTGTTGCTGGGCTTATTTTGATGAACAATAATTAAAAAGAAACAAATGAAAACATCACAAAAAGGAATAGACTTAATATTGTCATTCGAAGGGTTTAGTGCTAAGCCTTATCTGGACTCAGCCGGAATTCCTACCATAGGGTACGGAAATACTTACTATCCGGGTGGAAAGAAAGTTACCATGAAAGATCCGGCTATCACAAAAGAAAAAGGAATAGAACTATTTTCATCTGTTTTACCAATCTATGAAAAAATAGTAAACAATAAAATAAAAATAGCCCTTACTCAAAACCAATTTGATGCCCTTGTATCACACACTTACAATACAGGCGGATCTGATACTCTGTTTTCCCTGATCAATAAAAGAGCAGGCGAGAACGCAATCAGAACCTGGTTTACCACAAAATACATTACAGCAGGCGGAAAAACTTTGAATGGATTGATTCGAAGAAGAAAAGCAGAGGCGAATATGTTCTTTGCGAAATAAAAATACCCCACCTAAAAGTGGGGATTATTATTTATTCAGTTTTAAATAATTTACCATAATTACTAGCCATCACCCCGTCAATAAAGATCCGGGGATTTTTCTTTTCGTAACTTGGTGTAAAAATCAACCATGGAAATTGAAGGGACAGTTTTGAAAGTAAAGAAACGTTATACAAGAATTCGCCTTGATGATGGAACTAAATTGGACCTTATGTATCGTAAAAGTGACAGCTACATTGTTTCTGAATTAAAGAAGGGCGATTTGCTTAGAGCGGTAGTTCATGTTAAGAGATACAGAATTTGGCGAATGCGAGTTGTCGGGTATTATTTGGGGAAAGTGAAGAATTAACCTAAAATGTATTATTCAGGGAGTTATACTATTTAAAAGAAAAAGGCGTCAGATTTTAGACGCCTCATATATTAATCAAATGTTCCGTAATTATCACGTTGCTTTTCCTGTACAATTTCACTATATCTTGTAGCATAAATCTTTGTCATTTCTATCGTTGAGTGTCGGTTTACTTCTTTAACCTCTTCGATGCTCCAACCTCTTGATAACTTATCGTTGTTATTTTTCTTTTTTAAAGAATACATATCAGAATCTATTTTCAACTTCACTTTGACTTCTTTTCTCCATAAATTATTTCCTGCATTTTTAGAAATTGGAAATGGTGAAGGTTTAAAGATTTTACTTCTATCTCTTGATCTTTGTAATTCAATACCAAATAAAAAATATTCCGGATTGGATAAATCCAATTTTAGTAAATCATTTTTAAGATCATCAGGAATTAAAACAATAGCTTCCTTGTCATTTTTTGTAATTTCACTCGGAAGTCTAAAATACCATTTTTCCTGATCGATCATGCCAACTTTCAAAAGTCGGATTTCTTTTGGTCTTAAATCCAGGTGATAAAGAACTTTTAATTTAGTTATAAATTGTGGACAGATAGTGCGGAAATGTTTTATTATCTTGGTCTGTTCTTCAGATGTTAATAATTTCTTTTCAGGTGTTGAGTAGTCTTTTTCAGATAATCCTTTTACTTTACTTTCCTTGATGATGAATTTATCAACAAGAATTGTATTAAAGGATTTACAAAGATTTAAATGTTTATTGAAATATACATCTGAACATTTTCTTAATTCACACATTTTTTCAATTATCATATTAAAATGATATTGGTCTAATTCTGAAAAAAGATTTTTGTTCCAATTTAGAGTTTCAACAGCTTTAAGGAAGAATTTTTTGTGTGTTTTATATTCACTTTTGGTCTTTTCTTCACGTTTAGTAACAGATAAAAATTTGAAAGCCTTTTCGTATGCTTCGGGAATTGTTAATGTATTTTGATAAGGTTGGGGAAGAGGTTTTGCTTTGGTTTTTACTTTTATAGGAGTCCAGCCGTTTTTAAGTTCAAGTTCTAGAGTCTTTTTAAAACCCTCACAAATTAATTCTCTTTTAAAAAGATCAGGCTCTGTATTTATGCCCTTGTAAGTTTTATGAACTATTTTTTGAGCAGAATTGTCATAAACGTAAACATACCATCTATCTTCACGGTTAGATGGTATGTAAATTTTAACTTCAAAATTTTTCAT